TAATAGAGCGGAATAAGGAAGTGGTCAATGCAGTTCGATTCTCTCATCCCCTGCTATTTTTTCAAGGAGAAGAAACACTGCAAACCCGCATAAACACTAAATGAAAGGAGATTTTTTGAACATCGTCTTTTTACAAGAAAATAAAGAGGTAATCAAGAAAGTAATCATAGAAGTTTAGCAAACGCCGTAATGGCGTTATTTTTTTGCTTATTTTTGGCGGATAACTGTCGGAAACATGACGGTTAGTCCGTCTTTTTTTATGTCAAAATGTAATCAGAAAGAGAGGTAATGTGAATGTTTTCTGATGAAGTAAGAGAAAAGATTTTGAGCAAGGAAGAATTGCAGAAACTTGATTTAGTGACATTATCTCTTGTTATCCACGCAATTGAAGAGGTTTTAGAGGAGGCAGACAATGAACAATCCTTATCAGGCACCTATAATGAATAATGGATATGTACCGCAATATGGAACATATCAATACAATCCTATGGCAAATATACAGAGATACCAGCAACAGGAGCAAATGTTACCGACACAAATGCCGGGAACATCACAACAGAATGTTATGGGAAAAATTGTTGATAGTATAGAGGCTGTCAAGGCTGTAGATATTCCTATGGATGGCAATATTTATTATTTCCCAAAGGCTGACGGAACGGAAATTTATGGTAAGCAATGGCAACCGAATTGTACAACTCGCATTTTGACTTATAAGCCTTGTTTGGATAGTAACTCTAACAATTTATCATCTAATGATAAAAAATCGAAATTTGACCTGTCAGACGAAAGCACAGAGCTGTTTATGAATAAGTTTGATGAACTATCAGAGAAGATAGGGCAGTTAGAGGATAGATTTGATAAATCTTTAGGAACACAGAGAAAAGCTTCAAAAACTCAAAGCAAGGGTGGTGATGAAGAATGAATCCAATTAACCTTTTTCAAATGATGAGAGGCGGTCCTCAACAGTTCATGCAGCAGATAGCGAACAATAATCAGCTTATGAGCAACCCAATGATGAAAAATACAATACAAATGGCACAGCAAGGCAATATGCAAGGCATCGAACAGATGGCTAGAAATTTATGTAAGGAAAAAAGATTAAATGCAGATGATGTATTTAATCAGATAAAAAGCAGATTTAATAATTAATAGCATATTAGATGTCTTTGCAAATTACCTGGGTGACATCTTTATGAATAAATTAATGGAGGTAACAATATGTTTTCAAACTCAAATTGTGCCAGTGTACCATTAGTCGCTAACATTGACGGCAACGGCAATAACGGCGGATGGGCTGATGGTGGATGGCTTTGGATAATCGTTGTATTTGCCTTACTCTTTGGATGGGGCAATGGTGGATTTGGCGGTTTTGGTGGCAACAATGGCGGTGGCTATGTTGCGACAGCAGCTACACAGGCTGATATTCAGAGAGGATTTGATAATTCAGCAGTTATCAGCAAGTTAGACGGCATTTCAAACGGCTTATGTGATGGCTTCTATGCCATGAACAACAGCATGCTTACCGGCTTTAATGGTATTAACACAAATATCATGCAGACAGGCTACGGTATTCAACAGGCTATTAACGCTGATACAGTCGCTAATATGCAGAATACAAACGCATTACAGTCGCAGCTTGCTAACTGTTGCTGTGAGACAAGAGAAGCCATTCAGGGTGTAAACTACAATATGGCAACTAACACTTGCGCTTTGCAGAACACAATGAATAATAATACAAGAGATATTATCGACAGCCAGCAGGCAGGAACAAGAGCAATCCTTGATTTCCTGACTAATGACAAGATTGCAACATTACAGGCAGAGAACAATGATTTACGCAGAGCTGCTTCACAGGATAGACAGAATGCACTTCTGACTACAACAATGGCAGCACAGACAAATCAGATAATTGACGCAGTAAGACCTACACCAGTACCATCATTCCCGGCAAGCAACCTTTACGGATATGCTTACGGATGTGGATGCAATACAGGTTGTGGTTGCTAAACAACTGAATAATCAAGTATCTTAATCAAATTTGCTCGGTTTAATTCTTAGTTTAACTCGGTTTAATTCAATTTAACTTGATTCAACTCAATTTAATCGAGTTAAGTATTGAGTTCCACTCGAAAGAACACTCGAAAGATTATGTCTGCTAAGCAGTATTACTTAAATTTAAAGGGCAGACTTGTATAGTTTGCCCTTATTTTTTAGAAAGAGAGGTAAAGAAAATGGAAATTACAGGAATTTCATTACAAACAGTTGCCGCTGGCGAAGATGTGGCATTCACAGAAACACCAGTTTGCGGTAGTAAGTGTATCGTACACAGACAGGGTAGCGGAATTATCAAGTTGAGAGGTATTACAAATCAGTGTAAAGCACGATTTTTAGTATCGTATAGCGGCAATATTCAGATACCTACAGGTGGCACAGTAGAAGCCATTTCGCTTGCTATCACAGTGGATGGAGAACCTTTACAATCTACAAAAATGATAGTTACTCCGGCAGCAGTCGAAAACTTATTTAATGTATCGGCACAAGCATATGTTGATGTACCTTGCGGATGTTGCAGTACAGTAGCGGTGCAGAATACATCTACACAGGCTATTGAGGTACAGAACAGCAACTTAATTGCTGTCCGTGAAGCGTAAGGGGGTGTAAGTATGCACATTGAAAGAATCCATAAAATGATTGAATGTCTTACAGAGAAAGCCCTATGCGAACTTGATAAGGGTATTGAGAATGTCAATACAGAGGAAATGGGTGAAGCAGTCGATATGATTAAGGACTTATGCGAAGCAGAATACAAGGCAGTTATCGTTAAGTCTATGAAGAAAGCTGATGAAGAGGAAGAAGAGTACAATAAGGAGCTGCTTAGAGCCTTAAAAGACGAATATGGCGAAGAGGGTGGCAGAAGATACTATGATGAATATCGCTATATGCGCACTGGCAGATATGCCCCCAAAGGCAAAGGTACTTATGTAGGCAGAAGAGGATACGAAGAACCACCTTATTACCATATGTACCCAGAGCGTGATATGGATAGGGAATACGGAAGAATGTACTATACAGAGCCTACAGCCACACATACATCTGAAAGTGGCTATGACAGAGCAAAGAGAATGTACACAGAAACTAAGGAAATGCACAAAGCTAATACGCCAGAGGATAAGGAGCATAAGATGAAGTCACTTGACAGCTACACTAAGGAACTTGCAAGCGACATTACAGGTATGGTTGCCGATATGTCAGCAGAAGAGAAAAACTTACTTAGAACAAAGCTAAGCACTCTTGTATCTAAGATATAATTCTAAAGGCTATGAGTAGCAATATTCATAGCCTGTTTTATTCAGAAAGGAGGCATACAGATGATTTTTAACATTAATGGTACAATTTGGCACATACAATATAAAAATTCAAATTCAAGCGAATTAAAGCGGTCAGACAATACAATCAGCTTAGGCGTAACTGACAGAAACACTCATACAATATATCTGTCAGACAAATTGCAGGGATTTATGCTACGCAAAGTTCTGATACATGAAATCTGTCACGCTGTCTGTATGTCTTATGATATTTATTTGCCGATTGAGCAGGAAGAAATATTGTGCGATTTTGTAGCAACATATGGCGACGAAATATTTGATATTGTTGATATGGTGCTTGGGGCAGTTAGGAGAGTGGGATAATGAGCATTGATGAACTGTTAAAGATAATTCAAAAGACTAATCCGACTATGACTAAAGAGCTACTGATATATGAGCTTAGTCAATGCCGATATTCGAGTAAGGCGTTAATACATACAGAAGAATGCTGTCAAAAAATTTCGAGGTAACGCATTCAATACGCCCCCAGGTATGGCATTTTATATTCGCAATTTCGATTTTGACAATTTTCAAAATTTGGTTCAGATTTCGTTCAAATCCTACTTAAAAAATTGAAAAAATTTCTCAAAAATTTTAAATGCGCCGTTTCAAATACCCCCGTCATATGCAATTTTGGAATCTAAAAATCGGTTACGCAGAATTTCAATTTTTGCTCCTGATTTCGTTCAGATTTGCTCTTAAAAATTGATGAAAAACTTTAATAGATTAAAGCACATTATATAAACTTGACTGGCTGTGGTTCGCGTTTATTTTGGCGTTGTGGCTTTGTGATTTGCCCTGTACGGCGGTTTTATTGCGCCGATGTAGATTTATAAGCCTACAAAGCAAAACAGCTTTAAAACGCTTTTAAATGTATTGTATAAAATGGATATAATACGCTTGTTGAGCTGCCGTCAGTTCTGGAGAATTTGACAGAGCGTGCGCCCCGACTAGGTACACTTGTACACCTAAAAGTGCAAAAGTCCTATATATAAGCATAGCATTATTATATTAATTTTTCAAGGTACATAAACAAAAGCATATAAAAAATATATGCTTAATGCTTGTGGCTGGAATCGAACCAACCAAACCGCAGCAAGCCAAAAAGGGCGCAGATTGTACGCCCTTAAAACTACCAAAATTCTATATATCCGCCGTTTCTGTGGTAGTGGAACCACACACCCGAAGCATAACGAATACATAGACATCCGCCGTTATCCGTCCAACTTTCGACAGGCTCGCCATAAGTCCAGCACTCAAAGACGGACTTGTGGAAGTTATAACATTCTTTAATTGTCAGCTCCATAATATACCCCCTTATATTCAATATTTCCCCAGTTATCCGGGTAAAAGCAAGCCGGGGAATCGAACCCCGGAAACGCTCCAAGCCTTACCTAAATGCAGCTTTTAAGTGCTAATCTTTTAACCTCTTCGCACTTAACATTGACAAGATATTTTGCACGGTCAAAATTTACTTTTCCACCGGTACAATTAACAATATAATTTGCGCATTCGATGTATTTTTTAAACTCTTCTTCGTATGCCTTATCAAAAGCCTTTTCCAGTTCTGCATTTTCTGGATTCTTTTCCCATTCTTTTTCTATTGCGTCACAAGTTCTTGTAAGCTCGCAATGTTCGTTAATTAATTCATATAATTTTTTCATAAAATCGACCATCCTATCTAAATACCATGCAATATTTATTATGATTGCTATTATCAGCTACGAACTCAAACACAATAACTTCATAGCCGTATTTTTCCGTATATGCTTTTCTTTTTTCTGAGTTATATTCCTCTGTAAGTACTTCTAAGGTCTGAAAGAAATAATGTTCGAGTCCTGCATCTAATACTTTTGCTTCTTCTCGTGTATCATATCCGTTGCAAATCTTGCCTGCTTCTCCTTTCGTAATATTAAAATAATCTGTAGTTTTATAAATTGTCATAAAATCAACCATCCTTTCATTGTGCGCCCTGTCTCATCAGTGCAGGTGGGGCAGTTCCTGCAGACCGCCGGGGCGGCGGTTTCGACTATTTTCTTGAATAAAATTCTTTCGATGCATCACTTGACCAGTTCGGCATAATGTTTTTAAAATCTTCACCATAGATGAATTTTAATGTTTCGCAAAAAGTTTCATACCGGGCTTTTTCAGTGCTTTCAAAAATGCTTTTTTCAAACGAATCATTTTCCAAACAATTCATGTATAAATCTTTATAGTATTCTTTGCATTCGCTTAAATTTTTCATATTTTCCCTTTCTCGCCTGCCATCATCAGAGCAACGGGGCGAATCGTTGCGGACGCTCCAAACCGGAGCGTTTCGGCTTATTTGTAATAAATGTTATATGCTTCTTGTCGCTCTGTCTGTCTCATGTCAAGAACTCTTTCAAATGCTCTTTTAACTATTGGAAGAACAGAAGCACGGCTTTTTATTGCTTTTGCTAGTGTTATCATTTCTTCGCTGGTTTTGTCGTAAATGTGACTTATTACATTGTCGAATTGTTCCGCTGTGATTCCTAAATCTTGTAAATCCTGCTGATAGGTTCTAAATTTTCTCATAATATCAATCATCCTTTCTTTGTATGCTTGTCTCATCAGTGGTAAGGTTGCAACCCTGCACCAGACCGCCAAAAGTGGCGGTTCGTTCTTGGTAGGAGTGACCGCCTTTTTGTATGTCCTCTTGACAGTTATTATAATAAACCTAAAACGGTTTAAAGTCAATAGCTAAAATAAACTTTTTTTAGATTATTTTTTAATTGACTTTATAAGCCACAAATTATATAATGTAAGAAAAAAATATAGGAGGGTACAAAGCTATGCTTGTATATAAAATAGATGTGCTTGATACGCTTAAAGAAAGTGGCTATAATTCCACACGCATATTAAAAGAGAACTTAATCAGCCAATCAGCAGTGCAGAAGATACGCAAAAATGAAATGGTAGGGATTAAGACGATTGAAAAATTATGTGAGTTGCTGGATATGCAACCGGGAAACATCATTAAATATGTAGAGAAGAAATAAACTAAAAAAAATTTAAAAAAGCATTGACAATAAACCATAAATGGTTTATTATAATTACAGAAATTAAGAAAGGACAGCCGAAACGCTGAAAGGTAGAGAATATGAGATTATTTTTAGCAATCAAGAAAGATGAGCAGAAAAGAGAATACATAAGCGCAGTTATTAACTCAAAAAGTTATCCAAGTACATATGCAACAGATAACAGAGGCGCGCGAATTGTGGAATTGCCAGAGATTAAAGAGGGCGAAGATATTTCAAATTGCCATATATGTTTATAAGAAAGGTTAAAAGGTGGAACAGATGAGAGAATGTAATATTAGATTTAATGAAAATGGAAAAGTAAAGAGCGAGGATATCAAGAAATTAGAAAGATTTTTTGACGAGGAGAACTTAGAAAAGTTTGAATCTGACGAAGTCTTTGCAGTAGAAGCGACGGAGCATATAGGAAACGGCGAATATAAAGCCGTGGGTTACGATTTTTATGTTGGCAGCGACACACAAGCCAGAATGGGTTCAGATTGGAGATTTGGGCATATTGCTTTTTGTAATTACTGGTGTCTTGTTAAAAATGACAAGACTGTAGATTTCGAAAAGGCTCTTGAAAGAGCTAAAAAAATTGTCTTGACAAATAATTAGTAATTGTATATTATATTTTTGTCGGATGATAAACAATAACATTTGATGTATTGAAACATGTTTTCTGACGTGTTCAATGATTAACCGTAACGCAGGGCGTATATTAAAGAGGGCTTCGGCTCTCTTTTTTATTTGACTTATATATATATCTATGCTATATTATTCTAATAATTAAATAACAGTTATACACCCGATAATTATATAATAGTTATCGGGTTATTTTTATGTTATTAGTATATATTATAATAAGCTGGATAAGTTTCAGCAGAAAGGGGAACAGATGGAGAAAGTACAGGAAACAGCAGACAGCGAAGAGATTTTCGAAAATGAGATTGATATGTATTTTAAGCGATTCTGCACAAACGAAAATATCGAAGATATGACAGCAGCTCCGCAATCTCTCTTTTATGCTGCTCTGATTTATGTATACAATAATACTTTTAAGGGTACTAATAGATTAAAATTAAAGGGTAAATTACAGGGATATAATAATAATAATTATAATAACCAGTATAGTAATATTAATAATAGTAATTGTAATAGTTATAATTATGAGTATCTTAATTATATAGCAGACTATTATATATATATGTGTTATAAGTATAATAAAATATGTACTATATCAGGATATTGTAAATTAACTGGCATAAATGAAGTAGTTATATATAATTGGGCTAATGAACGAACAAAGGCGGATAGACTAAGTACATCGGCTTATGATTTGTGGGAAAAATTGTCAAAAGATTATGAATCTAGCGGAGAGGCTCGCCTCTGGTCCGGTAAAAACCCAGTCGGACAGCTTGCGGTTATGAATCGCCGCTTTGGTTGGAATCTTCCAGGCGTGAGCAGAGAAAGCACCACGAAAGTCATTAAGACAGCCGCAGACCTTCCGCAGCTTGGCACATCCAGAAACGCTCAAGGCTCTAATGTTCGTCAAATTGCACAACAAGAAAACATTGTGCAAGATGTACAAGAAATCCCACAAAGCCAGTAAACAAGCGGATTACAGTTATTTGGCTTACAATAACATGACTTCGCTAAAGTTGAGTTTAGCGAAGTGATAAAACAGAACATTTGAGCGACAAAAACACGACAAAGCCAGCAAACAAGCGGATTGACGGCGGTTGTATGATAATTATTCATTGCGCAATGGCTCCGCTCTGGCTGATTTCATTGTGCAAGATGTATAACGCATGGCGTGGGGGTTATATATTCAGACGCTGACCGCCCAACTAAGTCGCTCAAATATTTTCAAAAATAAAAAGGCTTATTATATATATTTATATATACATAACCAACCAATAATAATTTATTAAACTATATACAATAACCATTATATTTATTAATATATAACTTTGATAATAACTCACATAATATAATTAATAAATCCACTGTACAAATCTGATAGATAGGTGTATAATAGACACATCTTAATTATTCACAAGATATTCAATAAATACACACATCAAAACGGCTAATTCAGCCGAGTAAATTCCAAAAAATAAAAAAGAGTTAGGAGTTAGAAATGCAGGGCAATGAATATCAGGCTTTGGCTATGCGTACTAACGATAAAAAGTCTACAGATAAGCTTGAGAAAAAGAAGATAGGCAATCGTGGTGAAGATACGCCAAGAATTGAGCTAGGTGGCGGCAAATCAGACAATTTTACTCCATTAGGTATTGTTGCACCAAATGTTAAAGGGAACGTCGCATATGACGCTGTAAATCATCCACAGCACTATTGCACAGGCAAATATGAGTGCATAGATGTTATGCTTGAGATATTCGGTATCGAAGCTGTAAAAACATTCTGTTTGCTCAATGCTTTTAAGTACAATTACCGAAGTGGTAGAAAGAATGGCTTAGAGGATATTAAAAAAGCTAAGTGGTACATTGACAAATACATAGAATTGTCAGAATAGCCACTTAATGCCCCTTAGCCAAGTGGTAAGGCACCGGATTTTGATTCCGTTATCGTGAGTTCGAGTCTCACAGGGGTAGTTTATTTTTCTTTTTATTTGTTTGGCTGTTCATTATTGTGTTTTTGCATTTTACACAGAACAGTCCTCCTTTCATGTACCTCTTTGGATTTTGTTCAGTTAAAAGCGGTGCAAGACCGCTTGAGAGGGTTCGGCGTGTATATACATAGCCATGTGAAAACCAACTTATCAAGAAGCACTCCTTATCAAAACACCCCTAATATTTTATTGTTTCTGTTCTTGTTTCTTGATAGCCGTTATAGGCGGTATTTGCCGATATGGGATAAAGGTATTCCAGTAGCTTGCTAAGCTATCCAACAGAAAATGTTGTTCGTGTTCGATTCACGATATCGGCGTTCTCACATACAAGTGAAATGGAAATATAGTTGTTGGTTACCTGTATTATCCTAAAACCAACCCGTATGTGAGTTGATGTGTATGCAAGTGGTAAGCAGTACCCAGAGGGTATATTCTGCTCGAGAAGAATTTGTGTGGTTCAAATCCACACCACATCAAGTGGTCGGGTAACTCCCGAATAAGCAGGCGTTGCAGTAGCCCCTGCTGAAATAATTAAAACGCTTGTGTGGCTAGTTTTAACTCGAATATGAAAAGAGTTGGAGCTGGTCACACAAGAAACTGTACAACGGATAGTAGTTCAGTTGGGAGAACACCCGCTGCGGTAATGGTAGCGGAGGGAGCCACAGGTTCAAGTCCTGTCTATCCGATTGCAACAAACTAGGTTAGCTACCGAAAAGCACAAGCCTTAGTGCCTGTTTGTTGTTTTGTTAATAAGGCAGTTATCAGAAAGGCAGGTAATAAATATGCTATCAGAAAATGAAATCCAAACAAAAGTTAATTTTTTATCATCAGCAAGGTGCAATCACACATTCCATAAATACATTGACATAACAGGTGATTTGATAGAGGGTACGCTGTTATCAAGAATTTTATATTGGTTTGCACCAAGTAAAGACAATAAGAGCAAAGTTAAGATATACAAGGACGAAGAATATTGGATTGCGAAGCAAAGAAAAGACTGGTGGGAAGAGATAAGGATTACTGAAAGGCAGTATGACAAAGCAATTAAATCGTTGGTAGAAAAAAGGTTTGTAATTACAGCAAAATACAAATTCAATTCAATGCCGACTATACATATACGACCTAATTATGATGTTATCAATGCAGAGGTTAGCAAATGGGAAGATAATATCAGACAAGAAGTTATAGCAGAAGATAAAGGACAGAAATTGCAAAATGAGAAAAACGGGAATGACACAAAATGTAATTCCCGAGGGAATGACACAAAGTGTAATTCGGGAATGCCACAAGGTGTAACTCTTTTAACAGGGATTACTAACAATGATTACCCTAACACTAATTACGGAACATTAAATACAGAGTGTAATTCTCTTAACAGAGAACAATGTAATTCTTTTTTACCCAAAGATAAAAAAGTGAAAGAGTTTAAGCCGATAAGCGAATACTCTCAAAGTGATTGGGAGGTTGCCGAGGAAAGAATGATAAGTAGAGCTGGCAAGATAGCTTACGATTGGACTAATGATAAAACGCTCAAAGAAAATGTAGAAGCATTCTTTAAATACTTTTTAGATAAACACGGAGAATGTACTGGAGAATATCACTACCCATTAACAGATAAGGTTTTATCAAGAGTGGTAGATAATTTAACAAAAGAAACCGACATAGAGCGTGACGGATATACAGACACCTATTATGCGGCTATAAGTGATATGGACGATAATACAGACTATAAGATGTTAGTTGATGAATATTTCAATACAAAGTTTTCGGCAAAATGCGATTACAGCTTAGTTCATTTTTCTTCTGAAAAGGTTTTGATTAACATTATGAACCACACTTGTAAGAGCAGTTGGTGCGAAAGCAAGGAGTGATTATTATGGCTATGGGAGTACATCCATTAAACAAAGATAAGTTTTATGAAGCAATTAACTTATACATATCTGGACAGGCTTCACAGGTAAAGGTGGCAAAAGTAGCAGGTTGTAGCGTACCGACATTTAAGAAATACGCTAACAAGATTTATGGCGGCGAGGAATTACCAGATAATTTATGGGGGAAGAATAATGATTAAGGGAATTGTTAATCGTTGGATAAGACACAAGACAAAGAACTTAACAAGAATACCATTGTTTATGATGACATTTAACTATCGTAAGTATAAGGCACAGGGGAAGAAAGATAGTTGTATGCTTTATAGCCATCCAGACATTGCCAATGATGAATTTGTAAAGGGCAAATTACAAGAAGTTGTTGACTATATCAGAGATAACTATGATTTAGATAGTTTTACGAGGATTTGAGGTGCGCGTATGTGCGAATTTTGCGAAGATATAGCAATGAACAATGATGAATATATGAAAAAAAGATACGCCGGCGGAGATTTTATTTGCAAAGACGAAAATGGATTTGGCTTGTTGATCGACACAGGAGATAGTGGTTGTCTTGGATATATAAAAGTTAATTTTTGCCCTATCTGCGGTAGAAAGTTGGTGGAAGGATGAAATTTTATTTAAAACTGATATTAAAAATATTGATTGCGATAGTATGCATCGCAATATCAATTTGGCTTTTTGAAATTATTTATAATTCAGATATGCCTACATGGTTAAAATGGTTATTATTGAGGTAATAAAGAATGAAACATCAAAAAGAATGGCACACTTGCGATAGGTGCGGTGCGGAAATAGAAAAGCCTAAAATATGGTATGACCGAATATTCCCTTATCTAAGAACTGTAAATTTAAAAAAGGCTATGTCTTTCAAGGAAATATTTACGGAAATTAAACAAGGGAGAATAGAGCCGGTCATAAGTACAAATGGCATAGAAAACATCGTATTAGAAGAATACTATTGTACAAAGACAAAGCAAATTGATTTATGCCCTAAGTGCAGGGAAGATTTTGAGAGGTTTATGAGGAATGAATGATTGTTCAAAATGTAAATTTAGCGAAGAAGATTATATTTTCGATGAAGAAATAGGAGACGAATATCCCGTTTACACTTGCACCAAAGGGAATGATACAAGCTTAGACTATGAATGCAAGGATTTTAAGGAACACAAGCCGAGAAAATATAAAGAAAAAGATACAAAGTGCGATAAATGTGAGCATCTTGAGATTTGCCTCGATAAGGGCAATGTTATTAATTGTAGGACAGTTTGCGATACAAGAAGTCATTATATAGCTGGCAGAATGGGATGTGTTAAAAATGAATGATTGCAACTTAACCACCTGCCGATACAACAAAGACAATAAATGCACAAATAATGAAAAGAGAACGGAATGTGTTGAGGTATCTGGAAAAGTAATGGGTATTGATGTTTCTGTTGATGCAGTTAATGAGTACGCAAAATCAATCTTAGGAAGATACCCTAAAGACAATATGGAGTTTTCAAGAGCTTTAGCAATGAAAATCTTAGAGGAAACAAAATCATTAGCAAATGGTGTGAGAAAGGAATGAGGTCATGAAAAAGAAATTAGGTATTGCAATGGCAATAATTATTATGGTGGCAGGATTAACAGGTTGTAGAACATCTACCGTTGTAAACCACAATTTGTCAAAGGATGCCGATGAATTTAATTTGTATCGAAAGATTACAGTTACAAATGCCAGAACAGATGCAATTATGTTGCAGGCAGAGGGATATATGGCGTTGAGTAATAACAATGCAAATGAACTTGTTGTTACAATTAAGACAGGAGAAAATACATACTACAAGGATTACATCTATCTGAATGATTGGACTTGTTATGTTATGGAACAGACAGAACCAAGCGGAACAGACAAGTACCATTATGAGCTGATATTTTACCCAGAGAGAATTGTTCCAGATATTGAAGTGAAATAAAATATTACTACCGGCTGATAAATGATTTCAGTCGCTACCCTAAAACAATTATAGGCAGAGGTCTATAAGCACCTTTGCTAAAAAGTGGAGGTGCTTTTCTTATGGCTAGTCAAAGCCTTATTTCTACAATCAATGGATATGAAAATTACATAAAGAGAAATGGAATTGATGAACAAGTAATTAATGCCTATGTAGACGCTTGTAGCGTAGCCATAAATGGCGAGAAAGATATTGAGTATGGACTACAACTTACAGAAAGGGCAAAAGAGCTTATAGAGGGCTTCTGCAAGGATAAGACAGGTGGTACAATTTGGGATTTAGAAAAGTATGCGTTTGCAAATAAAACGGAATATGAGCTGATTAATTGGTTTTACGATATTTTACTGATTGAAGCACAAAACAAGGTTGTTGACAGTTTTTTTAGATACATAGAAAAGAAACGTGAACCTAAAGAAAGATTCTATATGCCGAGAAGAAAACAGTTTATCAAAATAGGCTTAATAGAAGCATTACAAGGTATGATTGATGATAAATATGATATTTTATGTATTTCTCTCCCACCCGGAACAGGAAAAACCACAATCGAAAAGTTTTTCCATTCTGCGGTTATAGGTTGGTACTCAAACGGATATAACCTTTTTTATTCACACAGCGGAGACATTACACGAATGTACTATGATGGCGTATATGATATTGTCACAAACGCTGACGAGTATACATGGGGAGAAGTGTTCCCTGGACTTGAAGTAACAAGTACAAATGCAAAACTTGAACAGTTTAACGTAGGAAAATATAAGCCGTTTCAATCTGTACAATGTACATCCGTCGGCAGTAAAAATGCCGGTAAAGTCAGAGCTAATAAATTTCTGCTAGTTGATGATATGATAGGCGGCATTGAAGAAGCACTAAACCCAACCTATCTTGATAAATTGTGGGATAAATATGCAGTAGATGCACGACAAAGAAAGATACCGGACGAGGATGGAAACCCATGTAAAGAAATACATATTGCTACAAGGTGGAGCGTTAGAGACGTAATAGGACGTATTATACAAGCTTATGAGGGAAACAAACGAGTTAAAGTAATATCCGTGCCTGATGTAGACCCAGTAACAGGAGAAAGTAATTTTGACTTTGAATTTGGTGGCTATACAGTAAAGGATTTTGAAGATATTCAGCTGCTTATGGATGAAATCTCATATCGCTGCCTGTATAAACAAGACCCTATAGAACGTGAGGGCTTATTATTCCCAGATGATAAAATCCGCAGATACCTTAATCTGCCACACGGAGAACCAGAAATTATCACAGCTCAATGTGATACTAAGGGCAAAGGTACGGATTACTTTGTACTACCGGTATTGCAAAAACACGGAGAAGATTATTACTGCATTGATTGTGTATGCGATAACACAGCAGATTACGAAGAACAATATAGAAATGCCGCAGGAGTGCTTGTGAATAATAAAGTACAAGAGTGTGAATTTGAACGTAATGCTGGTGGAGACAGAGTTGCAATGGAAGTTAATAAGCGTGTTGAGAGTGTCGGCTGGATATGCAACATTACTGATACACCAACTGAAACGAATAAAGAAGCAAGGATATTCCAATGTTCTAACTGGATATTACAACATATTATTTTTAAAGACGCATCACTTTATAAGCCTAATGAGCCATACGGAGTGATGATGTCACTATTAAAACAGTATTCGGTATCAGGCAAGAAACAATTAGATGATGTTCCAGATGTTTTCTCAAACTTTGCATTAAGAATGACAAAAGGAAATAGGATAAAGCAGACAGTAATAATATCAAGTCCGATATAACAGGAGGGTTTATATGACAACTAAGGACTATCTTAACCAGATAAGCTATTACAATAAGATAATTGATAATAAGTTGATAGAAATAACACAGTATAAAGAATTATCATACAGCATATCAGCGGTTGTTAATGAAGAAAGAGTTATGTCATCATCAGATCCGGACAAAACAGGATGCGGATATGTCAGACTTGAACAAATGGAAGAAAGCCTTGACAAGCTTATAGATAAATACATTGATGTAAAGAACAAAATAATAGAGCAGATAGAACAGATAAACAATGAAGATTATTATACAGTATTGTTTCTAAGATATGTCAGAAAGTTTACATTTGAAAAAATTGCAAATGAAACAGGCTGGTGCTGGAGACAAGTACACAGAATACACGCTAAAGCACTACAAGCCTTTGAAGATAAACATGGGAGTGAATATCTGTAAAAGATGTCATAGAATGTCACATTGCCGGTGTGGTATAGTATATCTGTAAGAAGTCACAAAGATGTTTCTTCATAAACACATCCTTATCGGAGGCACCGTTACTTAATTGTAGCGGTGTTTTTGTTATGCAACGAGGTAGAAATATGAATAAAGATAAATCAATTATGTGTCCGAACTGCCATAAGTTTTTGACTAAGGCAGACAGCAAAGACACAAGAACACATAAATTAGCGTGCAAGCATTGTCACAAATGGATATGGTATGTGCCTAACGATGATGATAATTTTCAGATTAAGGAAATACCACAAAGCAGAAGTTCAAGCGGCATGACATTTTATTAGAGGTGTAAGAAATGCAGACAGGAAGAATTGTATTAACAACGGATGTTCCGGAAATAACATATGAAAATGTGTTAGATGTATTAAGAGATGTCTTTTCAACACACATACAAAACGCCAACAGAATACAGTATCTTCTTGATTACGATGCAGGAATACAGCCGATAATTAGGAAGAACCCCAAAACTTACAGACCGGACATTGATTGTGAGTGTATAGATAATGTCGCTCATCAAGCATCAGAATTTTGGACTTCATTCGCTTGGGGAAATCCTATTTCACTTGTGCAGAATGGTGATGGAAAAGAGAAATTCGTTGCAGACGGAATATCGGAACTTAACAAACAGTACGAACTTGCAAAGATTAAAGCAAAGACGCAAGACTTGGGAAGATATGTAACAATCGGGGCGACATGTAATGTTCTTGTAGATTTAAATATGGAATGGAAAAAGAATAAGCCATATTTCACATTAGACATATTAGACCCACGAACATCATTTGTAGTGAAGTCAAGCTATTATTCCGATAAGCGAACAATGATGGGCGTTACTTACAGACACGATAGAATAACCGGGAACAACTACTACACTTGCTTTACAAAAGATTTCCGCTTTGAAGTGGTTAATCTCAATAAGATTGCGAACGGAGATTATACGAAAAAAGAAGCGTGGAGACATCAGCAAAGAAGCGGGGAAGTAAATCCGCTTGGAATTGTGCCTATAGTTGAATATTTTAGGGCATATGACCGCATGGGAGTTTGGGAACATCAAATGTCTGAGTTAGATAATCTAAACTTACTCATTTCAGACTTTACCAATGATGTTGAACAGAATACGCAGGCGGTATGGCATACAAACGATGTTGACTTCCCTGTAGAGAGAAAAGTTACAGACAATGAGGATGGCACACAGACTATTGAAGAAACTGTGAGAAAGCCGAAATCCGGCGAATGGATGCAGACTTATACATCTGCAGACGGAAAGACACCAATTGTTGAATCTCTTGCAATTAATTACGATTACACAGGGATGCTCAATAACATTCAATATCGCAGAAACAAGATACTTGAAAAATGCAATGTTCCACTTACAAATGACAATGCATCTAACATAACAGGTGTTGCGGCTAGTAATGCAAGTGGATGGGACCACGCAGAGGCAGCAGCAACAAAGTTACAGATGATAACCGAAAGCTGCAAAATGGATGAACTAGAAGTGGTTCTTGCGGCTATTGATAAAAGTCCGTATGTCCCACAAGATAGTCCATTAAGGCTTATAAGCCTTGAGGATATTGAAATTAACATTAAGAGACAAAAGCTATATGAATTATCAACAAAAGTCAACAGTATAGCAACACTTATTAATACAGGCATTAATGGAGGGAAAGTACTTAATGCAATTCCTGTATTTGACGACCCTAACGAAGTTTGGGAAGCAAGCAAGGAAACGGTTGAAAAAATACAAAAGGGCAATATTAAAGATGATACAACTAACAATGACCGCACGATGCAAGACTTGAGCGACCAAGTCGGCAACAGCCCTCTGATTGATAAGAGCAGAACAAATAAATAATCAAGGTATATAGCCACTGGGAATTATCCTAGTGGCTTTTTATATGCACAGAGAAGTGGATAAAACACAATGAGACAGAGAAGTCAATAAAACACAGAAAAGTGAGGTAACGAAAATGGCAGATGAAGCTAAATCAACAGCAACCGAAAACCCAACAGATACAAAGACAACCGAAGTAAAGCCAAATACACCAACAGTTGAAGAACTGATGGCACAGCTTGCTACAGAAAAAGCAGACAGAGCCAAGGAAAAGCAGGCACTTGATAAGGCTTTAAGGGAAAAAGGAGAGCTTACCAAGGCTTTAAGAGCAAAGCAGACAACCGAGGAGCAGGAAGCGGAAGCTAAGGCAGAAGCGGAACGCTTACAGAATGAGAAGTATGAGGAAGCTGTAAAAGAACTTAATCATATTAAAGCGGTTAATGCTTACAAAAGCGTATCTGAAAAGTCTGTAGAAAAACTGATTGATGCAGTTTCAGACGCAGACCATAACACTATTGCAGCAATTATAGAAGCTGAAAAGAAAACAGCAGTCGCAGAAGCACAAGCCGAATGGATGAAATCAAGACCTAGAGTTAATGCAGGGGGAGAATATTCCGGCATGACAAAGGAACAGATTATGGCTATTCCGGACAGAAATGAGCGTAGAAAAGCTATTGCTATGAATATGGATTTATTTAATTAGGAGGTAAATATGGCGGCAGAAGAAAATTTAATCAAGAAAGCTGACCTTGTAAGAGCAAGAGAGGTTGAGTTTGTAAACATTTTTAGTGAGAACATCAAGAAGTTAATTGAGGCACTTGGAGTAACAAGAAAGATTCCAAAGCAGGCGGGCTACACATTAAAGTCCTACAAGGCTACAGGAACACTTGAAAACGGAGAAGTCGCAGAGGGCGAAACAATCCCACTCTCTAAGTATCAGACAGTTGCAGTAAACTACAAGGAAATTACTTTGAAGAAGTGGAGAAAAGCCACATCGGCAGAGGCGATTATCAGTGGAGGCTATGACCAGGCGGTACAGATGACAACTGACAGAATGTTACTTGATGTTCAGAAAGGCATTAGAGGTGACTTTTTCACATTCCTTGCAACAGGCACAGGAACAGCAACAGGCGTAGGTTTTCAGGCAGCACTTGCACAGGCTTGGGGACAGTTACAGGTCAAGTTTGAAGACGATTCAATCGAAGCTGTGTATTTTATGAATCCACTTGATGTAGCTGATTATCTTGCTAAAGCACAGATTACATTACAGACAGCATTCGGTATGACTTATGTAGAGAACTTCCTCGGTCTTGGAACTGTTATTTTTGACAGCAAAGTACCAAAGGGAACCATCTACGCAACAGCAAAAGACAATATCGTACTGTATTACATTCCTGTTAATGGTGCAGACCTCGGAGAAGCGTTTGATTTCACATCAGACCAGACAGGCCTTATTGGTATTCACGAAACACCGGACTACAGCAATATGACAGCTTCTGACACAGTGGTTTCCGGCATTGTACTTTTTGCTGAAAGACTTGACGGAATTATTAAGTCTACAATCACAGAGGCAGAAGCGGCGTAAGGAGAATTGTTATGAGTTATAAGGTAATTTACAGGTTTATGGATTTACAAGACTTTAATCACATATACGAAGTTGGAGATGAATACCCTAGAAATGGTTCAGAAACAACTCCGTCAAGAATCAGAGAACTTGCAACCACAGAAAATAAAATCGGCAAACCGCTAATAAAAGGTATGCAGAATAATAATGGTTCTGTAAAACCTGTAGATTTGCCGAATGAACATAGCAAGGATTTGAATAAGACAGCTATAAATCGTATGTCCACCACAGACTTGCAATCATTTGCCACAGAACAAGGCATAGACAATGCAGAAGAACTCACAGGAGCAGAATTAAAGAAGCTGTTAATTGAAAAATTAGGATTATAGGAGGCACGTCATGGAATTAAAAGACACTGTGGAGATGATGACCAGTGCTGACTACAAAGAGAGATTTAAAGCAGAGTATCAGCAAGTGGTTATTCGCTATAAGAAACTAAAAAATATGCTTGATAAGTGGGATAACGATGAACTTACATTTACTCCAACTTGCCCTAGAAGTACATATAATATGCAGATTAAAGCAATGACAGATTATATTGCAGTTCTTGAAGCGAGAGCAGTAATGGAAAATGTAGAGCTTTAGAAAGGGTTTAAACTATGGCAGAATACACCACATTAGAACAGGTCAAAATCAGACTTAAACAATTTCATATTGATACAGTCACAAATGATGATGAAACTACATCTGATGTGGTAGTGTTCGATAGCAAAGAAGATAATCCGATAATCGAACAGCTCATTAAGCAAGCTACAGAAGATGTAAAGGCAAGAAGAAACTACCCCGACAGCTACACAGACGAAATGATAACCGAAGACTTGAAGAAATTTGAGAGTGTTATCGTTAATATTGCTGTCTACGACCATTCACAAGCCGGTGAGAACTACATGAGCGCATTGAGCGAGGGCGGAGTGAGCCGTACATGGAAAGACAGAGATAAGCTGTTTGTCGGAGTTTTTCCTTTTGCCAAAGTGCTATAAATCTTGCCTATAGGGCATTATATAAAAAATAAGAAGATTGTGCGTTAGCATTTTGCTGATGTCGGCAATATGTTAGCAGGCGGCACACATTAAGGGTGGTGGGCGGTGTGCCTATTAATTAATTATGAAAGGCGGTATATCAATGCCAATAGCAGTAATTATAAGCATTATTTCAGTTGCTTTTTCCGTCTTTTTCGGACTGTTTACCTTAGGATTTAATCTTAAGAACAACAAAAAGTCTGACAATGCAGAACTTACGGAGCGTGTAAAGGAAAATACACGCATAAATATGAAACTTGACACAATATCAAGCAACACAACAGAGATAAAGAATGAAGTTACAGAAATGAGAAAAGAACTTAATTCTCACGATAACAGGATTATTAAGGTTGAGGAAAGTGTAAAGTCGGCACACCACCGAATAGACGGATTGGAAGCACGACTTAATGAGGATAAGGAGGTATAGCAAAATGGAAATTATGCAGGTATTAATCGCAAATATGACAATCGTGTTAGCAATCATCGGGGCATTAGCTTTTATGGTGTCTGTAATTACGCAGGTAATTAAGGGCATTGGAGTATTCAATAAAGTGCCTACAGATATTGTAGTATTTATTTTGTCAATCGGTATTACTGTAGCGGCATTTGTTGCCTATATGCAGTATATTCAAATGACAATACTGTGGTATATGATACTTGCGGCTATTATGGCAGGCTTTATCGTTGCGTTTGTTGCAATGTTTGGCTGGGAGAAGTTATCCGATTTATGGAAGCGTTTCGGCAAGGATGTGAAGTAAATGCTTGATATTAATAAGCAAGCTATGAAGTATTCACTTCAAGGGCAGACTGTCACTATCTATGAAAGAGATGATGAGGGCAATATCCTTTATGAGGGATATACCGACACAGAAGGTAATTTTATTCCTTATCTTGATGATGAGGGGAATAAGATACCTAAAGTCCTTGAAGAAAAAACAGGTTTTTCAGAGCCAGTTGATTTCAAAGCTAACATATCATTCAGCGGTGGAGAAGCACAGAGCAAAGAATACGGCTTTGATACCGCTGATTTTGACGCTATTTTACTGACAGATAGGAATATGTTGCCTGTTCAAAAAGGCGACCTTATCTGGCTTGATAGCAAGCCTACATACACATCTGGCAGCCTTGTTGATGAAACATCAGCAGATTTCACGATTGTAGGCATTAAGCCAGCATTGTATTCAACTAAGTATATGCTTAAAGCAGTTGTAAAGTAGGTGGTAAATACGAAGTATCAGAGAAATAAACAGCTAGTTGGCTCTATCTTTAAAGGAAAGACAGTTCCATCTACGCAAGAGCCAGTAAATGAAAGCGTAAGACAAGCTGTTTCGCAAGCAGTTAAGGAGCGTGTTTATGGCAAGACATACAATTAATATATCATTGTCTGAAAAGTCCGTAAATGAAGCTATCAGGCAGCTACAACAGTATAAGAATTGGCTTATCAAAAAAACTTCACAGCTTGTCAAAGAACTTGCAGAAGTTGGAATACCTGTCATTGATGAAAATATGGCAAAAGCAAGTTATACATATGATGAGAAAGGTGTTCGCAGCGGTTCAGATACAAGCCATCATAGTTATGTTGAAATGAAATCCGCAGGAGAATATGTTGAAGCAAAATTAATTGTAGAAGGCAAAGAGCTTATGTTTATAGAGTTCGGAGCTGGTGTATTCTACAATGGAGCGGCTGGAAGTAGTCCACATGACAAAGGCGTTGTTAATGGTATGGTTATAGGCTCATACGGCGAACATCACGGCGTACAAAAAGTGTGGGGTTACTATGACGATGACGGAACCTTAGTTCTTACACACGGCGTAGAAGCACAAATGCCTGTTTATAAGGCTGATATGGAAATCATACAGAAATATGTTGAGGTAGCAAGGAGAGTATTTAGTTAATTTTAACCCATTCTACTCTATAACCTATTATATCAAGAATTTCTATAACTTCATTATAAGTAAAACTTTCTTTGCGAAAGCGATTACTAAAATTTTGAAAAGAAAGATGTGTTCCGTGTCTACGATTTAATTCAGCATTTACTTGTGACATAGTAAAACCTTGAGATACAATAAGACCTTTTAATTCGTCTTTTAACATAAAATCAACTCCTTTATATTATTTTTAATATATTATCATAATAAAATTAAATTGTAAAGTTTAATAAAACACTTGATAATTATAATATATGGGTTTATAATTAAATTATAAAATTTAATTAGAGGTGATATTATGGGAAAAGCGATTGATTTAACAGGGAGAAGGTATGGCAGATTAATAGCTGTTGAAAAAGTGAAAAAACCAAATGATAAGCACCACGCATACTGGAAATGTAAATGCGATTGTGGAAATTTTATTGTTACAAGAAAAGATTCTCTCGAAAATGGACACGCAAAATCTTGCGGTTGCATAGGTGAAGAGAAAGACTATCATAGTCACGGATACTCGCACGAAAAGTTGTACAACATTTATCACGGTATGAAATATAGATGCTATAACCCAAATTGCGATTCATATTCATTATATGGTGGCAGAGGTATAAAAGTATGTGACGAATGGTTGGAAAATGTAGTAAATTTTATTAATTGGGCTTATGAAAACGGGTACGATGATAAAAAGACTAAAGCCGAGCAATCCCTTGACCGAATAAATGTTAATGGCAATTATGAGCCGTCTAATTGCAGATGGGCTGATAAAGATGTTCAAAATTATAACAAAAGATGTACAAGAAAGATAGTTATAAACGGAGAAGAAAAAACATTACTTGACTTACATAAGGAATATAAAATATCAATAACTACATTGAGAAGTAGATATCAAAGATATTTAAAAGGCTTATGTACTGTTGATGAATTAATTCAGAATACAAAAATAATAAATAAGCCCCAACAGATAATTATTAGGGTTGATGAAGAAGAACACAATTTGACAGAATGGGAAAAAATAACAGGCACATCAAGAAAAACCATAATTCATAGATATAGAAAAGGGGCAAGAACATATGAAGAGTTATTTAAGAAAGGTCGCTGAAAAGCGACTTTTTCATTTTGCAAGAAGCGATAATCTTTACATAGCAAGAGAGGTGTTTAGTTAATGGCAAATGCAAATGATTGGGCGATAGACCTTGAAAATACAGTTACAGCACTTGTCAAGGCTAAAACCCTAACGCAATTAAAGAAAGCGTACCCAAAGATAGTTATAACAAATGAGGGAGAAAACAGCGGTCAAGCAGTATTCCCAACAGTATACATACACTTGTTGCCAGCGGTAGAACAAGGACAAACGCTTGACGGACAGACAATTAACGCTTTGCTAGCAACATTCCAAGTAGATGTTACAACTAACACAAATAAGTCTGACTGTCGCAAGGTTATGGCAATAATTACAGATGCATTCAAGATAATGAGATTTCAAGGCAACGCAATGCCAGAGTTCTCAATCAGCAATAAAGTACATAAGAGTACCGCTAGATTCAAACGAATGATAGCGGCAAATGACAGATTAATGTAACGAAGAGCAGAAATGCTCTTATTTTTTTGCAAATTTTTAGGAGGTAGACAAGGCAATGGCAAGTACAAGTTATAAAGCTAGGGTTATCTACAAGGAGCATAGCGAAGATGGTTTTGCAGGCTCATACAAGTTAATGGTTGCGGCTAAGTCAATTTCAGCACCAGTATCAGCACCTAACACAGTTGAAAGTACAACATTTGAAGATGATTCACAGACATTCTTAATGGGTATCAAAACATCTGACGCTAAGACTTACACAGGAAACCTTGAAAAGGCTTATTTGCAGGACTTAATCAAAGCAGAGGGTAAGCAGTTAGATATTATTCAGTTATATGGTTCTGACGGATTAGGTGCGGTTGCTAAGTACGCATTTGTCGGGCAGGTAACAGCAACACCTAATGATGTTTCTGGTACTGATTCGGTACTTGAAATGACAGTAACAGCAGTTCCTAACACTTCACCTATCGAATGCACAGACAAGCTTCAAGTTGTCGAGGGCGCTGGTGGCACGTTCACAGTAACAAAGGTGGGGGAATAATAAGCCAATCGACTAAATCAAAGGCTGTGTCGATTGGTGGCACAAACGCCAAAACAGCCGACTACACATCATATCTTGATGATGTAACAGAATAATTATTTTAAAAGGTAGGTGCGGTGTAAAATCCGCACCTTTCCCTATATGGACGATAGGGTGGGAAAGGGTAAAAATTATGATGAATATTAATGTAAATGGAAAAGAATACAAAGTTGAGTTCTCATTCGGTGCGGCAGAATGCAAGGAGATAGTACAGAAGATGTTTAGTGTCGTAAATGGCTCTTACTTACTTGCACAGACAGATAAAAGCGTTGCACAGGCTTCCTTTGATGGATTAGCAAATATGACAGCAGATGTGCCGGAGATTTGTATATTAGCCATTTATGCAGGTTGTATTGATAATAACCCTGTAACAATGGATGAAGCAAAGGGACTCACCAGAGCATATATTACAGAAAAGAGAAAGACAGATAAGAGTTACGGATATAGAACATTGTTTGAAGAAATCAAGAAAGCGATGGAAGATGATGGTTTTTTCGAGCTGTCGGGAATAACAGCGATGTTAGAGGAAATGGCGAACAATGTGGAAGAAGCGACACAGGAACAGAAGAAGCCGACAGTAGTTCCACAAGACCACAAGAAAAAGCAGACTTCCACAAAATAATCTGGGAAGAATACTTTGTCTTAGCCAGTTCACTAGGCGTTAGTTATTCGGACTTTTTAAAAATGACACCTACAAAATTATTACTATACGCAAAAGGTAAAAAGATTGATAGGCAAAATCGCGATTCAGAAATGTATAACTGGTTTTTGGTTTACGCAATTCCAGCTATTTCTTGCGGAATAGGTGCGGCATTTAATAAAGATGTACACATTGAATATCCTAAGCAAGCTATTTTATCAGAAAAAACAGAAGAAAGTGAAGAAGATACATACGATAAGGAGTTACAGCTGATGTTACTCAATGAGCAAAAATGGGCGGCACAGACTGAAAAGAAAGGACTACCGCCAACAATCCTATAAAAGGGGGCTAAGGCGTGGAATTAGATTCATTAGAAGTCAAAATTACCGGTACTGCCACTAAAGCTATTAATTCTGTTGATAAACTGATAAATCAGCTTACAAGGTTGTCAACATCACTTGCAACTGTGAATAGCTCTTCACTAAGTAGCCTTGCGAATGGTGTTAATCAGTTAGGTTCTGCTATGCAGAATATGAACGCAGGGACAGCAGATTTTACAAGACTTGCTAAGAATATCACAAAGATAGGTTCTGTTGATTCAGCCGCACTTGCTAACACAGCTACATCACTTGAAGCTGTCACGAAAGCAGTTGCAAGCATATCAGCCATACCACAGAACGCAACACAGGTTACAGAATTTGCAAAATCATTAGGTAAGCTAGGCAGTAAAAGTATTGAAAATGCCACAGTGAATATCCCTAAACTGGGTAATGCACTGAATGGCTTAATGACCACATTATCAAGAGCACCTAATGTAAGTAGTAATGTTATTGCTATGACTAACGCGTTGGCTAATTTGGCAAGCCAAGGTTCAAAGGTGGGTACTTCTTCTGCTTCACTACAAAAAACGCTGTATGGCGTTTCTACAAGTGCTAGGACAGCAACTAAAAGCAGTTGGAGCTTAGCAAGTGCGATAGGTAAGTTTTATGCAACTTATTTTATGGTAATTCGTGGCAGTAAGAAACTTATAGAAGCTATAAAATCAACAACAGATTACATTGAAGCGTTCAACTATCAAGCGGTAGCGTTCGGTAAAATCGGTTCAGAATGGGATAAGGATTACGAAAAGTACGGATATGATAATGCTACAGCATATGCAGAAAGTTTTCAAAACAGAGTAAATGATACTCTTGGAAAGTTATCTGGACTAAAAGTTAATGTTCAAGGTGGCTTGCTTGAAGAAAGTGGAGCAAAAAACTTAGGACTTAATATACAAGAGATAACACAATACGCTTCACAGTTAGCTTCTGTTACTAATTCGTTAGGGCAGACTGGTGAAGCGACAACGGCTATAACAAAGTCAATGACAATGCTTGCAGGCGATATAAGCTCACTTTTTAATGTTGATTACTCAACAGTAGCACAGAACTTACAAAGCGGCTTAATCGGTCAATCAAGGGCGTTGTACAAGTATGGTATTGATATTACCAACGCTACATTAGCGACATACGCTTATAACTTGGGCATTTCCAAGTCTGTATCAGAAATGACGCAGATGGAAAAACAGCAATTAAGAGTATTGTCTATACTAGACCAATCAAAAGTATCGTGGGGGGATTTAGCAAATACAATCAACTCGCCAAGTAACATGTTACGCCAATTTAGCAACAATATGAAAGAAGTCGGAATGGTGGCAGGACAGCTGTTTATCCCAATTCTTTCAAAGGTTATGCCAGTTGTAAACGGCGTTACTATTGCAATTAAGCGACTTCTAGTGAACCTTGCAAGCCTTATGGGTGTTAAGATTGACTTTGAGAGCTTCGGACAAAGTGGCTATAAAGACACATCAGACGGCTTAGAAGATATTTCAGACGGATACCAAAATGTAGCGGATTCAGCAAAGAAAGCTACATTATCCCTTATGGGATTTGATGAAATAAATAAATTACAGGACGATACAAGCTCAAGCAAGGGTTCAAGCGGTGGTGGCGGTAGTAGTATTGACTTAACAGATGATATTACTAAGGCGGCGGCTGATTATGAAGCGGCTTGGAATAAAGCATTTGCCAATATGGAAAATTCGGCTATTGCGTGGGCTGATAAGATAGAGAAAGCACTTGAACCTGTTAGGAAGATATTTAAAGACTTTGCAATCGGGGATTTTTATGCAGCAGGACAAGATACATCTAACCTTGTGGCAGGAATTTTTAATTGGTTTGCAAAGGCTATAGATGATGTTCCTTGGTTTAAAATCGGACATAATATAGGAGAGTATTTAGCTGGACTTAATTGGCTTGAAATATTTTCAAGCCTTGGCAATGTGTTATGGCAAGCCATTAAGGCAGCTATCGAATTATGGAGTGGTTCATTTACGGCAGCGCCAATTGAAACAACCTTAATAACGGCTATAGCGGCATTGAAATTTACAGGCTTAGGAAGTGTTTTAAAAAAGAAACTTGTTACAGTAATAGGAACAAGTATTAAAGGTGCTTTAAAATCATTCGGAACAGGCAGTATAATATCAGGAATAGGTGGATTACTTACAACAGATATAGGCACTATTATAGGAGCAGGAACAGCAACAGAAATAGGCTTAACTATAGGTGCTGGAATAGTAGGTGGAATAGTAGCCGCTATTGCTGGATTTAATTTAGGCAATTGGCTCAATGAAAAATTAACAGGCGAGAAAATAGATATGTCAATGTTTGACCAATTAGCATATCTTATAAAAGCACCATTTGAAGATTTACCTAGCTTTATTGACGGAGTGATAGAAACTATCACATTCGGGCATAAAGATGATATAGCAAATTGGTGGACTACAAGTGTTGCACCGTGGTTTACTAAGGAGAAATGGGGAGAACTTGGAGACAACATAAAAACATCTTTAAGCGAAAAATGGAATAGCTTTTCAAACTGGTGGGGCAATACAGCTATTGTAGGTTGGTGGAATAATAATGTTGCGCCATGGTTCGAAAAAGGAACATGGGTTGACGCTGTTGACGGAATGAAATTAGGAATACAAGAAAAATGGGATTCAATCGTTGATTGGTGGAACAGTCTTGCAATTGTTTCTTGGTGGAGCAATGATGTGAGACCGTGGTTTACTAAGGAGAAATGGAAAAACTTGGCTGATGGAATTAAAAAAGGTATTCAAGGGAAGTGGGATGATGTTGTGGATTGGTGGGATAGCAAGCCATCACTTCAGCGCATTTCTGTGGCTATCGAAGATTTTAAAACCAAAATACAGAACGCTTGGAACAGCTTTAAGCAGTGGTGGAATGATTTAGGACTTGAATTTCCACACATTGATACACCACACTTTAAAATTGACGGAGAATTTAGTCTTGCACCGCCTAAAGTGCCAAAAGTCAGTATTGATTGGTATGCAAACGGCGGATTCCCAAACAAAGGACAATTGTTCGTTGCAAATGAAGTAGGTCCTGAAATGGTTGGTACTATGGATGGAAGAACGGCGGTAGCTAACCAACAGGAAATTACACAAGGTATTGCTAATGCGGTTTATCCGGCAGTTTACAATGCTGTTAGGGCGGCTATGGCAGAAAGTAGCAATAATATCAATGTAACGCTACAAGGCGACGCAGATAAGCTATTTACAATGGTACAAGATAAAGCTAACAGCTATACAAATATGACAGGTCAAGCAGCCTTTCCGTATTGATAAGATAAAAGTATTGTGCTATTCTTTTGCTATATATAAAAAGCAAAGGGGTAACACAATATGACAGAAAAGAAAGCAAAGAAAAAAGACAGTAAACTAAGCATAGCGGCGGCAATCACAGCACTATTTATATTCACAATCCCAATAGGTTTTATATTGGCTATTGTGGATTTAATTAAAAGTAAAGGCGACAAGTCACAAAGGCACTTAGGCTCTTACTTTGCAATAGTATCGTTTGTACTATTTCTGATAGTCGCTTTTAGTAACGGAAGTGGTAACAGCAGTAACAATGCCAATGCTACGAAACAAACCATTGCAACACAGCAAGATACAGATATAGCAAGATATGGCGATACAACACTTAAGTACCTTAAACACGAAGTAATTACAGATAGCAATGACAGAGAAGTTCTTGTTGTTTATTTTGACTTTGCAAACAATTCAGAAGATAACACGGCTTTTGCATATAATTATGATGTTACATGTTTTCAGAACGGCAAAGAACTCGACTATCCGTTAGTTAGTTTTGACATTGACGAATACAATAATATTGCAAGAGAATTACAGACAGGTACAAATATTACAGTTGCAAGGATATATATACTAGAAGATAAAAGTAATGTTGATTTAGAAGTAACGCCATTGGGAGATGATAAAAAACTTATAAAATTAACATTAGAATTACAGTAGAGGAAATATGTATGTCAGTGAAAAAAGAACTAAACGAAATGCTAGAAGCAATAGGAGTGAAGAAGAAACAGCAACCACAAATTCAACGCCCACTAAGTCCTAACTTTAAAGGAGTGTACAGAGCGACAGAAAACGGATTGATTGAAGTATATTGTCCAAGATGTAGTAGTTGGGATTGTTCTCACACGCAGATTACAACAACTGTACCGCAGAAATCCAAAACAAGATATACTATTAATCTGAATCCTTTAAGACCGTTTACACTGGTTAATAAGAAAGAGAAGATTAAGCAACAGGGCGGAACTTATTCACAACATAGGTTTGTATGTAACAGATGTGGACTGATTTTTTGGTAATACATGATTTTAATGGAGCGTATCTTTTTGGTGCGTTCCATTTTTTATTAAAAAGTACTTGACTTTTTTGTGCGTACGGTTTATATTAAATGTGCGGACAGAAAAGAGGTGAGCATATGTCCAATAAAAAAGGTAGACCTAAACTCGACAATCCTAAAAATGAAAGAATATATATTCGTGTCACCAAAGAGGAAAAGGAAGAAATAATGAATTTTTCTGATAAAAGCGGATATACAATACTTGATTTGATTAAAAAAGGCATTGAAAAAGTAAAAGGGCAAAAAAAATAAAGTGTTGCACCGCTACCAACGAACACAACACTTTAAAACCACCAATCCGAAAGGAATTGATAAATCTATCATATCAGTTTCTTTCGGAAAATTCAAGATTATTTTCGGAGGAAAAACAAATGGAAAAACAATTAAAAGACGAAATAAATGAAGCATTAGAAAATATTGAAGATATATGGATATTACATCAAATATATCGTTTTGCTGTTAATATGTCGAAAGACAATTTAAACAAATAAAATATTATTGCGTGAGGCATTGTGGGCATATACTCCCACTACGCAATAGATTCTGTTTAGAGCAAATGATAAAATTTTTGTAGGAGGTAAAATAATGAGTTATAATTATCCAACTACAAAAGATAGTTCTCACAATGAGATTAAAGCACCTATGAACACTAAGAATATTTGCGGCGTAGACTGCTATGAGCAGAATGGCGTTGCTTACTTAAGATTGGAAAATGTTGCTAGAGGACTTGGGTTTACAAGAATAGCCGCAAGTGGTAACGAGGTTGTTAGATGGGAAACAATTAGGAAATACCTTGATGAATTAGGCGTGCCAACAAGTTGGCACGGAAATTTAAAGCCGATTGGAAAAGATGGATTGCCAGATTTTATTCCAGAAAACATCTTCTACCGCCTAGCAATGAAAGCCAAAAACGAAACAGCAGAGAAATTTCAAGCATTAGTGGCTGATGAGATTATTCCGTCAATTCGCAAGAATGGAATATATGCTACTGATAATGTTATTGATGAAATACTGAATAATCCAGACTTTGGAATAGAATTATTAACAAAGTTAAAACAGGAAAGACAAGCAAGAGTTGAAGCAGAAAGAAAGAACGCTATCTTAACACATGTCAATAAGACATATACAATGACAGAGATTGCTAAGGAACTGAATCTGAAATCTGCTATTCAACTTAACAAGTTACTTGCTGATAAAAAAATCCAATACAGTGTCAATGGAACTTGGGTTCTTTACTCGCCATACAGCAGTATGGGATATGAAGAGATTAAGCAAGAAATCCTTGACAATGGTAAGGTTATTTATCACAGGAGAATAACACAGCTTGGAAGAGAATTTATACTGCAATTATTCAATGAAGTTGCATAGATTTTCTTGAGAATATTAGAATGGCTCAAACAGAAATAAATATAATGGTTGCAAGAAATTTGTAACTACACTAAGGAATGTATCAGAAATGGTGCATTCCTTTTTTAATGCCTTGAAAGGGGTGGTTTGATTGATTGACGCAGTTGTGATAGAGGGGGTTAGATTCCCAGTAGCATATAACGGCTACACATACAGCAGAAATAAGATATGGTCTAAGAACACAGGAAGAAATGATTATGGAGAAATGGTAGGCACGATTGTAGCACTTAAAGACAAGATAGAACTTCAATTACCGCCATTAACAGGTGAACAGGCACTATTACTTGATAATGTAGTAAGCAACATAGATAACCCATTTCCAACAGCACAAGTCCTATTTTTAGGTGGCACACAAAAGGAAATGACAATATACACAGGAGATGTGACATATCCGTATCTCACAAGAGCAAAAAATGAGGACGGATTAATAGTCGGAGCAAAGATAAGTCTGATTCAGAAATAAAGGAGAGTTCCACATGAAACTTAAAACAAGTGAGTTAATAGACAGATTTAAGAGTTTGAGCAATATATCGCATGACAAGACTACAGGCAGAATTGCTATAGCTGTTATGTGCAATATTAAGGCATTAGAAGAACTGTATAAGACAACGCTACAGACCATAGAAAATACTAAAATTAAGTATGCAGACAAGGACGACAGTGGCAATCCAGTTGTCAATAATAATCAGTATCAGATTACATCAGAAAACTTAAAAAAGTTACAGGAAGAATTACAGGAAATCAATGAACAAGAGATTGAAGTACCTGACATGACTATGCTTCCTATGGACGCGTTTGATAAATGTGAAGAAACTACACCAGCTAAACTGTACTCAATTGAGTTTATGATAAACCATTAATTAATCAATAAAGGCGGTGTAGAATGAAGATATTAGACACAGCTATGACGGAAATTGTCAAAGGAAATAGTGCGAGATACTATTCTAAGTATGTCGTTGATGGAAAAGAACATACTGAAACACTTAACAATTTCAAGTTTCAAAACATAACAAATCCCAATAATGAAATTATGATAGGTAACACTTGCGCAAGCAGTGTTACCTTTTCTATTTATATGCCAACAATAGGTCTTGAAAATAAGGAGATTACCATATTTGAAGGCGTTAAGGTTGGTGCGGAAATTAAGTATATTAAGTTGGGAAAATTCACAGTTACTAGACAGACAAGTGACGGAGAATACACAAGCTATGAAGCATACGACAGAATGTATAAGGCTGACATGCCTTATTTCTCGGATATGGCATTTCCCAGCACTGATAAAGCCATTCTTAATGAGATATGCGCCAAGTTAGGCATATCTTTAGCAACAAATATAGTCACAACACATACTATCAGTGACAAGCCACAAGGATATACTTACAGAGAAATGATTGGCTATATGGCTATGTTGCAAGGCTGTAATGCGGTTATTAATGCTGACGGCAACCTTGAATTAAGGTGGTACAAGGATAGCGGTTATGTACTTGACGGACATAAGTATTATCAGCAAGGCGTTACCTTTACAACATCTAAGGATTTTATCATACAAAAACTGACATGCAATAATACCAAGAGTAATTCCACAGAACAAAGCGAGATTACTTCTGGTGACGGAGCGACAGGGCTTAGTTTTGCCAATCCGTTTATGACGCAGGCAATTCTTGACGAAGTCTATAAAAAGATAGGTGGTTTCACATTTAGACCGCTTACAGTTAAGTTTGTCGGTGATTACCGACTAGAAGTCGGTGACATTATAACTGTCAACAAGGGTGGCGTTGATTACAAAGTACCTATAATGCAGATTACACACGAATGCGACGGCGGACTTATGGATACTGTTACATCTATAGGTCAATCTGACACGGAGAATACAAGTGTTGCTTCTGGTCCTATTACTAAGCAAATGGAGCGGTACTATGCCGACTTGATACTTGTAAATAAAGCACTTATCAATAAACTATCTGTTGATGAAGCTGATATCAGATATGCAAGCATTGAAACCTTAAAGGCTGTTAATGCTGATATTAACAACCTTAAAACAAATAAACTAGACGCAACATATGCAGATATCATTAATGCTAATGTGGAAAGCCTTAAGGCTGTTAATGCGGATATTGCAAATCTTAAAGTAGATTATGAGAAAGTTGGCATACTTGACGCAAGTGTAGCTGACATCAAGACATTAATATTTGGTTCAGCAACAGGAACAACAATAACAACGGATTTCTCTAATTCTGTTATTGCTGTTTTGGGAGAAGCACAGATTAAGTCAGCAATGATTGATAGTCTTGACGCAAGCAAAATTACAGCACTTGACATTAATACTACTAATGTACTTGTTCACAGCGAAGATGGCAAGTCACAGTGGAAAGACAATACAATTCAAATATCTGACAGCAATAGGGTTAGGGTTCAGATAGGTAAAGACGCTAATTTAGATTACAACATGTATATCTGGGATAAATCAGGCAATTTGATGTTTGACGCTATTGGATTAACAGACAAAGGTATTCAACGACAGGTTATCCGTGATGATATGGTTAAGGATAATGCTGATATTGCCGCAAGCAAGTTGAATATAGAATCGCTGTTTAATGTTATCAACAATGATGGTTCACACACGCTTAATTCAACAAAGATATATGTTGATAGTGAACAGCAAACCCTTGATAGCGTATTCAAGAGTATTCAAACAACCGTTGGCGGCAATTCTACATTATGGGGTTCAGCCATTAAGCAATCCAAAGATTTCATTGACCAAAAGCTATGGTGGACTGATATTCGTAATGGAGAATCCATCGAAAGCAAATTTAATACAGTTACAAGTACGCTTGACAGCTTCGGCGTGCAAATAGGAGATGTTTACAAGCAACTCAACGATGATTTCAAGGTATATCAGGTGACATACGAGCCGACTAAGGATAATTATCCAGCTAATGAGTGGAGTGTACCTATATATCCAAGCGATGATAGATACCCTAGTGATAGCACATGGCAATACACCGAAGCAGAATATGATAATTATGTAGGCATTATAGCGTATTGGGAAGCGCAGAACAGAGCGTGGCGTTGGATTAAAAAAATAGACGGAACGCACGGTTGGAAAGAAATATCTTCAACCGAAATCGCTTATCTTCTTAATCAAAATGCCGCGTTAAAGGTGAACCTTAATACAATCAGCTCTGAATTAAGTAAGACACAGATTGATATAAGAGACAATTATAGCACTACTGTACAAGTTAATAATGCTATTACACAGGCAGTTAGTGCAGAGAGCAATAGTATCAAGTTGGAAGTCTCTAATAATTACGCTACAAAGAAGAGCCTTGAAAGTTATGCTACATCAGCAAGCCTTGAAGCATACATTAAGAAAGACCCAGCGAGCGGCGAGCTTAAATCCGCAATTGAAGCTATAGCAGATGATATAACACTTAATGCAAGTGGAACAATTAACATTAGCGGTAATAAGTCTGTTAATATCAATGGCAATCTGTTCACGCTTACATCTACTAACACCACTATTTCAGCAGACGGAAGAGCAACATTTAAGGCTGGAACAATAGGAAATTGGAGTATTGAGCAAAATAAGTTATCATCAACGGTTCAAGTATATATTCCACCAGACATCAATGTGATTAATACAATAAGTGGTGCAATTAAAGCAGGGACAACAAGTAGTTTGAGTAAAAGCCTGTATGATTTCAATGGAGATGGAGCAATTGACTTATTTGACTTTGCCAAAGCTAAAAGATTTTACTTAGGGTTAGAGACATATAATAATACGACATCAGCAATTGCACAACTGTCAAATGTAACTGCCAATATAGACCCTACTAATTTAGATAAAGTAATTAATATATCTGGTACAGATATGTGGGGTACGAAAAGAGAGACATATATTGGAATTAATGGCTTAAAAACAGACAGTGTTAAATCCAGAGACGCATATTTATCTTATATGACAATTGACGGCGGAAATAGCAATTATTCAACGGATAGTGATTATGCACTGAATGCACAATCTATCAAATCAAATGAGATATATGTAAATGAACTAAAAGTTGCTTCGTCAGTGCTTATGATGTGTCCAACATCTAACATACAAATATATAATAATCCGCGAGATATGTATGGCAATCCAGTATTGTGTATGGATAATCCGATATCATTTACATGGAGCGACGGAATATTAAGGATATATGTAGACAACACAATAGTAGCTTCGTGGATATGGGGTGAGCAGAGATGGGAATAATCTAAATCCGCACAGCGGTAGAAAGGAATGGAATATGTTAAGTATAACAAAGACAACAAACTTAAGCGGAACATCAGTGATTAATGGTCAATCAGCCATGACAATGTATGCGGCTATTCCAGAAACTGGTTCATTGACAATTAGTCAGACAATTACTAACAAGGAATTATACCTTGCAAATCAGACACAATGTGACGCTGATTATGAGAATTTTAAGGCGGAAGTTAATAAGTTGCTAAAGAATGAACAACAGATTGCAAATTCAGACACAACAGCAACAGTATAAATTATCAAAGAGCGTGAGTTTAAGCCTACGCTCTTATTTTTAAGGAGGTAAATCATGAGCCTAACCGGATTTCTTTCATACAGCCGTGTAAATTGGCAACAATCGCCAAGTAAAAGTACTCCCTGGAATGCGACAAACTTAAATATAATGGACGCAGGAATTAAGAATAACAATGACATGATTAGTAATCTTCGTGATGAAGTTACACAACTAAACAGTAATATTGATTTTTCTTACTTGGTAAACAAAGCAAAAAATTTAAAACCAAACACAGACTTAAATACCATAACTACATCTGGAATATATTATCTTCTAAACGCAGTAGCATGGGGGAATGCTCCAAATACTAAAGTAACAAATAGTTATCTTATAGTGATTGCGGTTAATACAAAAAGATGTACACAAATACTGCTTCCAGGAAATGATGAATATATATATTATCGTTCTACTTATACTGATAATACATTGTGGCAAAAATGGAAACAAGCTGGAGCTTTAATCTAAGTAGTGCTGATAAATCACTTTTATTTAACCAAATTGTTGTTTAATTGTGTAACAAAAAATAGACACAGAACATTGACAAAAACGGATTTCATGCTATACATTTCCCTTGCAATAATATTATTATAAGGGGTATATAAAAATGGAGGCAAAGGAAAAATTACAGTTACGACTTTTACAAATGATGTCTAACTTACTTTAAGATGAATAGCTTAATATTAGCAATCAAGCACCTTAGTAATACTAGGGTGCTTTTTTGATACACATTTTATAAATTAGGAGGTAATTTATGAGCAAATTATTTGGAATCGACACATCAAAGTGGCAGGGAGATTTTGACTTTCAGAGAGCAAAAGATAATGAGGGCGTGGATTTTGCAATCATCAAGGCAGGCGGTGCTGATGATGGTTTATATGAAGATAGAGAGTTTGAGAACAGCTATAATAAGTTGAAAAGCGCAGGCATCCACAAGGGAGCATATTTCTTCGGTAACGCATTAAGCAATGACGAAGCTGTAAATGAAGCCAGATACTTTGCACAGCTCTTAGCAGGCAAATCATTCTGCTATCCAGTATTCTATGATGTTGAAGCAGGCATGGTTACTGGCAATGACCTTACGGACATTATTATGGCATTCCTTGATGAAATGAGAAACGCAGGATATAAGAATGTGGGCTTATACTCATATGAGAACTGCATTAACAATTATGTAGACATTTCAAGAGTAAAAGAAGCTGGTTATGCCGTTTGGGTAGCAAAGTATTCAGATACAGAACCTAGCATTGCTGTTGATTATGATATATGGCAATTCGGTGGAAGTGTTAATTATCTTAGAGACACACAGATTAACGGACAGACAGTAGACCAGAACTATTGTTATACAGATTATTGCACAGACCATGTAGTTGAAGAAATCACAGTACCAGACTATGAGCCAGTGCCAGACACTAAATACCATAAGGGCGATACAGTTAAGGTTATTAACGCTATTCAGTACGATAATGGTGAGCCATTCAGCACTTACTATGATGAGTACAGCGTTTTATCAGCCAGTGGCAGAAGAGTTGTTATCGGTGTTGACGGCGTAACTACTGCTGCTATTGACGAGGATAACATCAGCCTTGTTAAGTGCATTTATGACAATGACAATGATATCAACACAGATACAGTAAATCGCGGCGACGGTAAGAAAGTCAGAGTGCTTGATAACATTGATTATGACGGTGCAAGATTTGCGGTATATTATGATGAATATGATATAATTGAAGAGGACGGAGACAGAATTGTTATAGGTATCGGTACAACAATCACAGCCGCTGTCAATATTGCTAACCTTGAATTTGTCGGCGGTACAAGTTCTGATGATACACCTACAGATATCCCATTTAGTGAAGATATTGAAGAGGGTAGCACAGTAAGATTTGTTGGCAATACTGATTATGACGGCACACCTGTTGAGGCTTGGTTTGACGAATATACAGTATCAGAAAAAAGCGGAGACAGGGTTGTACTTGTGCATGACGGAGAATTATTCGCAGCGGTCAATGTAGCCGATTGTGAATTAGTTTAACCTTAATAAAATACCGGGAGTGTAATGCTCCCGGTAAATTCTTAATTATTCAAATCTATCATAACAGCTATAACAGCAGGAATGGTTGTTACAGTTCCGTTTGTTTTCTTAAATTCCATACCACCCTCAAGAAGTGTTCCATACATTGTCACATTATCGCCAACAAGCAAATTATAATCAAAATCGTCTCTATAATACATCAAGACAACAGTGTCATCATTATTGCCATCAACAGCTAAATAATAGCAAGCAATATATTCACTGGATTCTTCACCAGTATGCGTATTTCCATCTTTATCTTCGACCTCCCCATCATATTTTAATTCTGCTACAATATTACCTGTCAGCTTGAATTCTTTGTCAATATACTTATTAGGTGTACGCTTGAGCATTTCAACAGTTATATCACCAGGATATACACTCTTGTCTCTTGATAATAATGTTTCTTGTTCTGTCTGGACTTCACTGGCACTTTCAACATTACTATCAGAAGTACTATTCTGACATGCTACAAGGCTCAATAAGCACATAACAAGCATAACGCTTACAATTCTCTTTTTCATAGGCAAACTCCTTTATTTTCTTTCTTTTAACATTTTCTTAAATGATTCTCGGCGTTCTTTTACATTTTCAAGCCATTTAGATTGAGAATCTGACGATACTAGCTTATTATCTGAAAGTGAAAGTGATATTTCAACGCTTGAAAAAGCGGCAGAAAGTGTTTTATCATCAGCTTGTTTTTCTGCCAAATTTGTTAAATTTTCCATTTTAGTGCTTGCTTCTTTTGCACTTAAAGTTCCATTTTCAAAATCATCAATAATTTTAATTGCACTACTTATCATTTCTCTATCGTTCTTAGAGTATTTATATCCATTAAACACTCCTAGATGAGCAAGCAGTGTTGCAACAATGATAACAAGAAAAATCATTGCAATAACTATACTTGACTTACTTATTTTTTGTTTCTCTTTCATAAGCAAATCCCCCTTAAATTTAATTTTACTAATCATATCACAATATGCATAATTTGTCGAATGTTGTCGAAACTTGCGATATCTTTAAGTTGATTTTTACATTATCAGTATTTATAATAATAATTGTCCGAGAGATTCGGACGAAATCTTCAAGTTTTGGCTAGGTGGCACTGTTTGATTGGCGTTGGCAGTGTCACCGCTGAAAACTGTTAATCTACTGGGGGTAGGTTGACATGTAAGAACAGATGTTCTATAATAACACCATCGCTACCAGTGTTATATCGTGCAATAAGGGGGATATATGGAGAATGAGGAATACAGGCAGAAGATAATCGAAGAAATCAAAGAAATAAATAGCGTTGAAGTACTAAAGTATATTTACAAAATAATGATGGATGTAATAAAAAAGCCAGTGTAAAAATACACTGGCATACACCTAGAAAAAAGTAAAAAGAAATATATTGCAGTGCGTTACTAATATCTGAGGTAGATTACTTTTTACAAGCAAGCAAACCTAGTCTTGTAACTGTTACATTTTCCAAGGTTTGTGTAATATATCCTTTGCTTGAAAGAGTTTTCATAAATGGCAATAGAGATATCATATCGAGATTTAGAGCATTGGCTATATCGCGATAATCTGTATTGCCTTTCTCATTTCTTTTAGTGATAATAGTCATAAGAACATCATTCTCATTCAGCATATTGTTTACGCTCCTTTTAATAAATCTATTAAGCCGAGAACATATTCTTTTTGTTCGTCATTTAACTCTAAAAATGTATGTATCGAGCGTACTAATCTTCTGTCATTCCTTATCTTAATCCACAAATCAGCTTGTTCCGATAAATCAAGTTCTTTTTCTTTCCCAGTTCTTAAATAATCCACAGGTAATCCTAAAACTTCTGAAATTTTACCCAATCTATCATCTGGAAATGAACCTTTGCGTAATTGACTAATGTAGCCATTAGCAAAACCACATTCTTTTTCTAATCTTGATATAGGAATTCTTCTCTCTTTGCAAATTTCTTTTACTCTTTCTACAGTGTTCATTTGTTTTTCCTCCATTTTTAGAGATTTACCTAAAAAAGGTGTTGACAAATTAGAGAACACTCTATATAATAATTTTAGGTTTTAGAGAAAAACCTAAAATTAAAGCGAGTATTCTCAAATATGTTTTGGCAATTCATAGTTTAGAACATTCTCTAAATAATGTCAAGTTTTTCTCTAAATCCTATATAAATTAGGAAAGGAGAAGTCTATGTTTTATCAAAAAATAGTTGATTATTGCAATAAGAACAATCTTTCTATAATGGCATTTGAAAAGAAATGCGGTATCGGTAATGGAACTGTGGGCAGATGGAAAGATGATAATTCATTGCCGGCATTAACCACTATTCAGAAAATTGCAGATGCAACAAGTATTCCCATAGAAAAATGGATTAAGCAAGAATGATAGGCGATTGAAGCGTCGTTTAACTTTGCAAGAAAGGAATGACAATGAAAAAAATAACATTTTCAGATGTTGCATTAGTGATTGCAATACTTACATTACTATTTCAGATTTTTTGTCATTTTATTTTACCAAGATTTTGACAAGGAATGTAACAACGATAGAAAGGAGTAAGAATGAGAAAACCATATGTAATCAACAGTGATGGCGAGTTCAAAACATTACAGGATTGCGTAGAGCAGATAGCATTGGGTATCGCTGATGATGTGAAAAATGGTGAAAAAACCGAGAAAATACAGGGCGAATGTAAAATCCTCGATTCTCTCACCAATGCTTTGATGGCAATTAAATCTTAATAGTCATTACGAAAAGGATTACTGATTGCTGTAACTTTAGCAGGCTGTGATTTGATAGTGCTTATAAATTCATCATAGTATTTGTGGTACTCTTCTTTGAATTTAGGCACATCACCTTGATAACCACATATTTTAGCCAGAGCATAAAGTTCAGCGAGTTTTGAGTTATCCATTAAATTTATCACCTCTTTTCTATTAGGATAAGAGGATTATAACACAAACGGATTAGAATTTTTGATATTGATGCAATAGAAAGGTGATGGTAGCGGTAAATAGTTGCAAACTTTTATTCAAACATCATTAGTTCTTTTTGACAGGGATAGCGTCCTGTTCGTATCAAGTGTGAATTACCTACCGATTGGCAGTTTTGTCTTTAACATATTTATTTAATTCTATTGATATAGAAATAAGAGCGTACAGGGTGCAGAAGTCTACGCCACAGAAGTATGAGCCAACCACTGATACGCACAATGCTATGACAGTATCCATACAATCTCCTTTCGGAAAGTGTCTACCATCACCTTTCTATTGTATCAATAAATATAAAGTTCTACAAGTTACAGCAGATAGGAATGAGCAGAATCGCTTAAATGCACCTTAAAAGGTCAAATATATCACACATTATTTAGAAAGGAATGTTTATGGAGTTACAGATTTTTAGCAATTCAGAGTTTGGAGAAATCCGAACTATTACTAAAGATAATGAACCTATGTTTTGCTTGGCTGATGTATGCAAGGCATTGGAACTTGAACAGGTAAGTAGAGTTAAAGCAAGGCTTAAAACAGATGGGGTTACTACAAGTAAGGTCACCGACAGATTAGGCAGAGAGCAAGAAGCTACATTTATTAATGAGAGCAACCTTTACAAGACAATCTTTCAGAGCCGTAAAGAAAGTGCAGAGAGATTTACAGATTGGGTTACATCAGAGGTTCTTCCATCAATCAGAAAGACAGGAAGTTACAATAAGCCTTTGACAACATCTGAACAGATTAGATTATTGGCACAGGGCAACACAGAACTTACAGAGAGAGTTGATAAGGTTGAAGATAAGATAACCAGTATCGAAGAAGAAACTCCACTTTACGGCTGTGAGATTGAAGAAGTGCAGAAACATGTTAGAAAGAAAGGAATTGAAGTACTTGGCGGAAAGGACAGCAATGCGTACAAAGACGGTGGTATTCGCGGTTCAGTATATTCTGATATATACAAGCAGTTAAAACGCGAATTCGGGTGCGTGGCGACATACAAGAGTATCAAAAGAAAATACTTGGCTGATGTACATGAATTCATCGACACCTATTTGTTGCCAATAGCACTTGCCGAGGTGGTACATGATACAAACATGTAGGAGAAGATATGAAAGAAAAGATAATTAACATATCCGCAACACTGGCAGGAATCAGCCTTATAGCGTTGATTCTAAGACCGGTACAACCACAAGCTAAGATTAATCAGCAGAGTGCAGTGTTAAGTGAATGCTACAACTCGCATGTTGATTATAAGGTTGAAACTGGAGAGATAAGTGTTGATGGATATGAGCTGTCGCTCATGGCACATTTGCTGATGGGCGAATGCGGAGCGACATGCAACGATGATGAAATGCTATATCTTGCAGGAGCTGTTGTTTTGAATCGGGTACAAAGTGAGTATTTCCCTAACAGCATTGAAGAAGTTATCTATCAGTCAGGGCAATATCAATGTACAGAACTTAAAAACAGCGGATTCTATAAAGAACCAACAGAAAGGTGTTGGAGAATAGCAGAAGAATTATTAATAAGCGGATATGACATACCTAGCAATGTGTTGTATCAAGCTGAATTTAAACAAGGTAGCGGTGTTTATAAGAAAGTACAGAACATGTACTTTTGCTACAGATAAGGAGTTTGTTTATGGAGAAAAGAATAAGAGAAGAATTATTCAACTTAGGTATTCTTTCTAACAGAAAAGGTTATGCATACATCGTTGATATTATGAGCAATCTTGATTCTGCATTAGCAATAAATGGCGAGATTAAGAAAGTTGCCGAGAAATACGGCAAAAGTAAGGATTCTATTGGAAGTGCAGTAAGAAATGCTGTTAAGACAGCAAATCATAGCCTTGAGGTATGGAAGAATTACGATTGCTTAACAACAAAAGGATTTCTTACAACAATGTATTACAGAACCAGAGAGGAGAGTGCCAATGAGTAGCATAAAAAGAATCATTAAGTTGAATAGAAACAGGCAGAGAGCCATAAGAGAAAAGGATTTTAGAAAATTCTATACTTTCAGCTGCAAAATCCATCTAATTGAAAGAATGGATAAAGTACCAATAGGAAGTTACATATTAAAGTAAGGAGAGAAAGAAATGGAAAATGCAATTAATAACAACAATATCACATTAATAGGAGTAGTTGAGAAAGAAGCAGAATACTCACATGAAGTATTCGGCGAGGGATACTACATATTTATGATTAAGTGTTTAAGAACAAGTGGCAATGAAGATGTGCTACCAGTGATGATATCAGATAGACTTACTGATATTAGAGAAATCAAAGCAGGACAGGCTGTCGCGGTTTTAGGGCAGATAAGAAGCTTCAATAAGCATACTGACAATATGAAGAGCAAGCTGATTCTAACGGTTTTTGCAAGAGAATTTGAAGTGCTGGCACAGGATTCAGAAGAATTACCATTTGAAGATAATACCAATATGGTTATACTTGACGCTTATATCTGCAAGCCGCCTATATACAGATGTACTCCAAAGGGCAGAGAGATTGCAGATATCTTAGTAGCAGTAAACAGACCATATGGCAAATCAGATTACATACCATGTATAGCATGGGGAAGAAATGCAAGATTTGTAGGCGGACTTGAAACAGGGGAGCATATCCAGATTCAGGGTAGATTCCAGAGTAGGGAATACGCTAAGAAGATAAGCGACAATGAAGTTGAAACAAGAACCGCTTATGAAGTATCGGTAAGCAAGATTGATTATGCAGAGGAGGGCGAAGCTGATGTGTAGTGATATTACAGTTAGAGAGTTAGCAAGTATGGCTCTTGATGAATATGCGATGTGCCAGATATGGTCAGCGTTGCGTGGAACAGTTTTTAACGGTTCGTTTGAAGAAGCTAAGAGTTCAGAGTATGCAGGCATAATAGTTGATAACTTCCAGATTGAAGATGGCGTATTTGTAATGAATGTTTAAATAATAAGGAAAGGATATTGTTTATGAGAGCAACTTTAAAAAGGGTAGTACTTGAAAACTTTATGTGCTACGCACACGCAGAGTTTGATTTTTACGACATAACAAAGATTATTGCCAAGAATGGCATAGGCAAGTCAACAATAGCCACGGCATATCTGTGGTGCTTATTTAACTGTGATTATGAGTTAAAGGATAATCCGGTTGTCAGAAGAGAGGTTGACGGAGTATCGGTTGATGATATGGACGTGTCAGCTGAACTTACACTTGATGTTGACGGAAAAGAAGTCACTATGAAGAAAGTTCAGAAGCGTACTTATAAAGAAGCTGTAAAAGATGGAAAAATTGTAACAACTGTCAGTGATAATAACTCTTATTACATCAACAGCGTTCCTAAGACTTTAACGGCATTTAATGAGTATCTGGGTATTAATATGAAGATGTTCAAGGCTTGCAGTAATATCAATGCTTTTCTTAGTAGAAAGCCAGATGAAATGAGAGAATATCTTTTCAGTTTAATTGAAAGTGTTACGGACTTAGATATGGCAAGGTCAAGAAAAGAGTTGGTAGAATTAGTACCAATGCTTGAAAAATACACTGTCGAAGAAATCCGCTCAATGAATAAATTGATTTCGTCTAATGTTGACAAGCAATCGCCTGTTATTGATGGACAGATTAAGGAAAAGGAAAGAGATATTCAAATTAAGCAGGATATGGATGTATCTGACCTCGAATTGCTTAGAAACAGCCTTAAAGAGCAGATTGCTGATTGCATTGCAAAGCAGACTGATAATGACAAACTGTTAGCTGAATATGACAAGGCTAGTGCTGATATCTTTGATTTGAAGTTTAAGCAGAGTGATATGGTCCGTAAAGCTAACGAGGACAATATCAAGGTCAGGCGAGAAGCAGAAATAAGAATAGAAAATCTCAATGATGTTATTGAGAACTGTAAGAAAGATATTAAAACAGTAGAAAAAGTTATTGCTTTTAACAATGGAATGGTTACAGGATTGCAAGCAAAACTTGAAGCAATAAGGGTAGAATGGAGCACAGAGAAACAGCGAGAATTTGACGAGAACAGCCTTATTTGTCCTTATTGCAGACAGGAATATTCGGAGGATAAGAAAGAGGAATTAAGGGTTGATTTTAAGACGCACAAAGAAGCTGAACTTAATCGCATTACTGACAAGGGAAATGCAACCAAGGAAGAGCTTGATATTACTAAAGATAAACTTGCAGAAGATGTAAAGAAATCAACCGAATACCGGGAACATTTAGACACATATTCTCACGATATGTTTATTCTTGAAAAGCAGTTATCCGAACTCCCGCAGGAAATTGATGTGACGGCCACAGAAGAATACAAGGCGCTTGAACAGCAGATTGCTGAAAAAGAAGAAGCTATGCACAAGGCTAATGACATATCGGCAGTCAAGGCTGAATTAAAGGTACAGGAAAACGAACTTAGACAGCAGTTGTCAGAGTGTGAGCGAAAGATAGCTGAAAGCAACACAGAGAAAGACGAACAGCGACTTGAAGAATTGAGGGCGGAACAGCGTATACAGGAACAGAATAAGGCTAATGCTGAAAAAATCCTTGATTTGCTTGATGAACTGGATAAGGCAAAGAATGAAACATTGTCTGACAGTATTAACAGCCATTTTTCGCTTGTTAAGTGGAAGCTGTTTGAACTGAATAAGTCTGGTGGTTACAAGTCAGTTTGTATACCTACAGTTAATGGAAAGTCAATTCTTACAACTATGAGCAATAAGGGCAACAGGATTCTTGGCAGAGTTGATATTTGCAATTCTATTCAGAAGATTAGTGGTATGTCAGTGCCTATTGTCTTAGACGATAGCGAGAGCCTTGACAGCACTAATCAGAAGAAAGTTGCTGATATGGTCGATAGTCAGTTGATTATGCTGATTGTCAATGATAGCGAGAAATTAGAGATTGTGGAGGGATAATATGACTTCTATATTAGAACGCTCATTCAATTTCAATGGCTTTAACTGTTATGTGATAATGCGGCATATGGGCGACAACTGTTACAGATGTGGATATGTGCAGGTTTCCAAAAGGTTGCCTATCAATACAGCAAGTATAAATTGCCACGGCGGCATTACATATGCAAACAAAGAAGCACCTAGTCCGCTTGAAATTGATGATAAAAACAAGTGGTACATTGGATTTGATTGTGCTCACGCATTTGATACTACGGATTTTTGGACTGTAAGCAGGGTTAGCAACGAATTAAGACAGATTGTCGGTCAGATTTTAAGTGGAGAAAGGTAGGAAAGTAATTATGGCAGAGAATACACAGTTAGTTGAATATGAATCAAATGGAGAAATGGTAAAAATTTCTCCAACAATGATAAGAAGATATCTTGTAAATGGCGGCGGTAATGTATCTGACGGAGAAGTAATGATGTTTATGTCATTATGCAGATACCAGCACTTAAATCCGTTTTTGAGAGAAGCATACCTTATTAAGTACGGAAGTAACGACCCAGCCACAATAGTTACCGGAAAAGATGTTTTCACAAAGAGAGCCAATGCAGACCCACGATATAAGGGAAAGAAAGCAGGAATCGTTGTAATTAAAAAGGACGGAACAGTTGAAGAACGAGAGGGAACAATGGTTTTACCTAACGAAACTATCGTAGGCGGCTGGGCGAAAATCTTTATCGACGAAAAAGAGGACGAGTATCAGTCAGTAGGCTTTGATGAGTATGCAGGAAGAAAAAAAGACGGCTCGCTCAATAGTCAATGGGCGAAAAAACCAGCTACAATGATTAGAAAAGTAGCTGTTGTACAGGCTTTGAGAGAAGCTTTCCCGGACAGATTTCAAGGGTTATATGCGCAGGAAGAATTTCAGAATATATCAGATGTGAAACTTGATACAGAAAAGGTTGTTGCTGATGAGATTAAAGAAAACGCAAACAGCGTTGATTTTGAAGAAAGCGACATTATCGAGGGCACAGCCACGGAAGCAACTGAAGAACAGACAGACAACACATTGCCACCATTTATGCAGGCAGAATAGGAGATTGAGTATGAGAATAATTTCACAGGACGGAAAAGTAGATATCCCATATGATTATTTTTTATTATCTATTGACAGTGGAAGATTTTCGGACGGAGAAATTGCAATTATCTATTGTCGCAATTTATCATCGCCGGATGGCACAAGGTTAGCTAGATATTCAACTAAAGAAAAGGCTTTAAAGGCTATGGAAATGCTTAGAAAAGTGTATGAAAATAATGTGTTTTATCATTGCGTAGCCGGTTCAAAGCGTTTTGAAGAAGTACAGAGTATTTTGAGCGAGGAACAATTTCAGAAAGCTACAACAGAGTGCTTTCAGTTCCCACAGGATGATGAAATCGAGGTGTGAGTATGAAACAAAATCCAATAATAATTGCGTGCGAATTGTGCGGAAAGCCACAGCAAAAAGATGAATCACGTTCTAACGAAAATTGGAACGTTTATGACGCAAAAGCTGTTTGTGAGTGTGGTGGAAAATTCAAAATAATGCTAAGAGAAGATGCGGAGAAATTAAGGAAGTGATTTTATGAAGATTATTAAAGGCAAAGAGAAAGAATACAAGGATTGGTACGACAAGAATAGCGACAGATACGGTAGAGCTTGCTTCACTTATGCTGAAAGGTGGGCTGAACTGCTAGAAGCAGAAATTGACAAGAGTAATGATGTTATGAAGTGTTTTGTTGATAATGCCGATAGATTAAGCCACGAAGCAGATACAGAGGGCATAACAGGATTTATGTACGGATGTGCAGTTAGTATTCTTTCACAGTGCTGGGAATACGGAGAGTATTTGAGAAAGTGGCACAACAAAGAGTATGGATATGACGGAGACGGAGTTGTAAATCCAGCAGTTATGACAGTTGGTGTGGATGATGAAACTTAAATGTATCGCAACGGGAAGTACAGGGAACTGCTACACCTTAACTTCCGACAGCGGAGAAACACTTATCCTTGATTGTGGAATACCGATTAAGGAGATTAAAAAAGGCTTGGATTGGCACATAAGGGGGATAAAGGGCATGATAATAAGTCATGCCCACCTCTAGACCATAGCAAGTCATTAAACGATTTTAAGTCAATGGGAATACCAATTTATGCACCATATTTGAAGATTGACTATATGTCAATGAACATGGGCGGATTTACAGTAAAACCTTTTGACTTAACAACGATAGACGGAAACTGGACGCATACTAATGCAAATGGCGAACCTTGTCCAATATATGGCTTTCTGATAACTCACAAGGAAATGGGGAGAATGCTTTACATAACCGATTGTGAATTAATCAAATGGAAGTTCAAGGACATAAACCACATTCTCTTAGGTGTGAATTATGACAAGGATTTGGTTGATACCGACAATCCGAAAGCTAATCACGTTTTCAAAGGTCACTTATCCATTGATACCGCCTGTGATTTTGTCAAGGCTAACGATTCAGACAGCTTGCAGAATGTCATAATGTGCCATTTATCAAGTGAAAATGCTGATAAGGATAGTTTTATTGCCAAGATGAAAAATGTCGTAAATGGGGCGAATGTGGACGTTGCGGTTGCAGGGAAAAGTTGGGATTTGAAAAATCCCAGTGAGTGTCCGTTTTAGAAAGGAGATTATATGAGTTATAGTAGTTTATATGGAATTAAAGCTGATTATACAGGCGAAATACTTTGTGAGTATAAAAATTCTTGGTGGTTTAGTCCTGTTGTATGGAGCGTGCTTTCGGACAAGACACTTCCTAAAGTTATGGGATATATTCAAAATGTTATTGGAATACATGGTGCAGATGTTTGGAAGAAAATAAATACAAAAATGAACAATTCCACAAATACATCAGACCGAATTTGCTGGGAATTAAGCAATCAGCAGATTTTCTTTACAAAAGACAAAGATTGTATTGCTTACAATATCCGCAAATTTGTTGAGCAGAATAAGGGCTATGATAAATCTGATGAAGATAATTTATCAGTGTTAGAAAGAGAACATATTATTGAAAGATTTAACGAAATTGCAGATGACATATCCGCTTTAGACGAGAAAGAATATCCTTATTTTGTTTTTAAGAATACTTCTGTTGATGATGATGTGGAATCTTGGTTCAGTGTTTATGATGAAGAAACAGATGATTATGTTGATAAATCAATAAAAGATTGGGATAAGTTCTTAGCGGAATTTGTAATCATTGAAAATGAACAAATCAAGAATTTCATTTCAAATAGAGACTTTCAATATTAAATTTCGAGGTACAGCGAACAATTAAGGAAATTATTACCCTGTGGGATTTATACATTTGGAGAAGTTATGAAATTGAAATTATCGGCAATGTATTTGACAATAAAGAGTTATTAGAAAGTGAGGAAAATTAGATGAATCGTGTAATCCTATGTGGGAGAGTTGCTAGAGAACCAGAGGTTAGATATTCGCAGACAGCGAACGGAAGTATGGCGGTAGCAAGATACGCATTAGCTGTTGACAGGGCTTTTAAGAAAGAGGGCGAACAGGCAGCAGACTTTATTAGCTGTATTGCATTTGGCAAGAACGGAGAGTTTGCAGAGAAGTATTTGCACCAGGGCACTAAGATTATTGTTGAGGGCAGATGGCAGACAGGCAACTATACCAACAAGGACGGACAGAAAGTTTACACTAATGATTGCGTTGTTGAAAGACACGAGTTCTGCGAAAGCCGTGCTAATCAGCAGAGCGGCAACAATGGAATTATGGGCGGTAACAGCAGTAATGATGGCTTTATGGCTATTCCAGATGGTGTAGCTGACGAGGGATTACCATTTAATTAAGAGGTGTGAGTATGACAGAGAATGAAGCAATAAATAAACTAAAGCAGCATTTTGAATATTTAAAACACGCTTGGAAACCGCATCCTGATTATGAAACTATGGATGCTATCGGATATGCAATATCAGCACTTGAAACAATCAAGAAGCTATCTGACCGCAAAATGACAACAGAAGTCCTTGAAAACTATATGCAGTTTGAAGATGAATGTGTTAAGAAAGGCTTTACATTTAAGAGTGTGATTGAAGCTAGAGAAAAGCAGATAGCTAAAAAGCCGGATTTTACAGAAGACAAAGAATTTGCTTTATGTCCTTGTTGCAATGGGAAAGGTTTATTTGATAAGCAGAAATATTGTGACAATTGCGGGCAAAAAATAGTTTGGTCAGAAGAAAGTGAGGAATAATATGGAAGAGAATGAAGCAATTAAGGAATTGCATAAAATAAGACCGAGAGGCGGTATCATCCCGCGAAAGAGAGCCGAGGCTTTAGATACGGCAATACAGGCACTCGAGAAGCAGATACCAAAGAAACCTATCATGAAACAGTATTTTGAAGATTTGGAAGAGGAGTACTTGTGCTGTCCGACATGTGGAGAAATTTTGACAGACAGAATACCGGCTGATAATAAGACTTTCTACTTTCATTGTATGAATTGTGGTCAAAAATTCGATTGGAGTGATAACGATTGAATTATCAGAACATAGCGAGAGCCAAGGCAATAGAACAGGAAAATAAAAAGCGACTATTGAAGCTGAATCCAAAGTTGAATGACAGGAGTGGGATATACTTCCTACTCCGAGAAGATGAAAACGGCTTTAAGTTTGCTTATGTCGGACAAGCTAAGTCGGTGTTGCAGAGATTGGCAAGCCACCTTGTAGGTTATGAACAGCACATAGATTTGAGCCTGCGCAAACATAAGCTATATTCAGAGGATAATCCGTATGGCTGGAGAGTAGAATTTCTGAATATCCCCGAAAGTCAGCTTGATGAAAAAGAGAAGTATTACATCAAGCTATATGCTGATAAAGGCTATCAGCTTAGAAATGTCAGCTTAGGCGGTCAAGGAGAAAATCGTGATAGTGGTTCAATAGGCGAAAGAAAAGCACCTAAAGGCTATTTGCAGGGCATACAGCAAGGCAAAAAGGTGTTAGCAAGGGAATTATCCAATATAGCAGAAAAGCACCTTAAAATCGAATTGAGAGCGGATAAGGCTAACAATAAGGTGTCGCAGAAGCAGTATGAGAAGTTTATGGATTTATTGAAAGTAGGTGAAAGCGAATGACGAGTGTAGAAGAATATTTATCCAAAGCGAATGATGAGTATAAAAAGGGCGAAGAATATAAAGAACTTGCCAATAAACACTTTAATAATTACGCAGAACTCATAGCAATATACAGAATAGAAAGTGTGAACAGAGTTCTTGACTTTATAAGAAATGAATATAGAGCAGGAAGAATTTGCGACCTTGAAACATTATTATGTCATTGTCAAAACAAGCTGAACGGAAATATTGACGGAACAGAATTAGACATTGACGAGTATTTAAGAGGGGTTCCTTTTAAGAAAGTGGGTGAAAGCAATGCTGATACCGATAGCTAAAGCTAAAGAGTTTGAGAAGTTCGGCTTCAAGAAATGCAAGGGCGTATATGGCAAGCATGATTGTTATTATCTTTGCATTGCTAAGGGCATAAAAATGCTTTATGTAAGTGATGCATATTTAGCGTTAATGATTGGAGGGATAATGACCCAAGAATACATAAACACACTAATTGCAGATACAGAGACAACAGAACTTACCTTGATATTATCTACGAGTTAATCAAGGTGGATATGCTTAGAAGCGATTGTGTGAAAGTGGGTGGTAATAATGAATGAGAAAGACCACAAAGCTGATTTTAGCTTTATAACAAGAATGTTAGAAGAAAATAGAAAAGCTGGGTATGAACACGGATATTCAGTTGGTTACAATGAGGCTGTTGATGACACTATAAAAGCTATCAAGGAAGAATATGCTTTCACAATCTTAGAAGAAAAGATTGACGAAATAGCACAACAGTTGAAAGGAGCAAAACAGAATGAAGATTTTAAGTAAGAAGAAATGTGAAGAAATCTTAAAAAGAATTACTGCAAATGAAATTATTCAGATAGAGTACGGACTGCACGATATGGAAGCGGAAACAAAAGCGACAGAAAATAGAGCAGAAATAGCTTTTATTGTCGGTGACATTAAGGGAATGAATAAGGTACAGAACGCATTAAGAAAAAGGTATAACAATAAATAAAAAATCAAAGAAAGGAATAGGTTGTCGCGACATAAAACCGAGGTTTCCTTTTGGTAAGAGAAATGTTGGATTTTGGATATTACAACATGGATTGTATGCAAGGAATGAAAGAGCTCCCAGACAAATATTTTGACCTTGCGATTGTAGACCCTGCATACGGAAGAAAAGAGCATGGTGGTAAGAGCAGAAGCGGATATGTTAGGCAGAAAAACGGAGGCAAAATTTTTGTAAAAGATGGACAGTACGAAAATAGAAAATGGGACAACAAACCACCTTCAGAAGAATACTTTAATGAACTTATGAGAGTTTCAAAGAATCAAATTATTTTTGGTTGCAATTATTTTGATTACCCACTAATAGGCGGTCGCATTATTTGGGATAAGTGTAATGATGGTAGCGACCAATCGGATGCAGAAATAGCATACTGCAGTATGAATGATAGAGTTGATATTTTTCGTTATATGTGGCGAGGTATGTTTCAGGGGAAATCTATTACTGAAGGAACTGTTCAGCAGGGCAACAAGAAACTAAACGAGAAACGCATACATCCCACGCAAAAACCGGTGGCATTATACGAATGGCTGTTAAGCAGATATGCAAAACCTGATGATATTATCCTTGATACTCATGTAGGAAGTGCCAGCAGTCTGATAGCTTGCTATAACGCAAATCATAAATTTGTTGGATTTGAGCTTGACGAATACTATTACAAGGTATCAAAGCAAAGGTTAGATACCGAAATGGCACAAATGAGATTAAGTGATTTTATCGGAGGTGCGGAATGACACAGGACGGACAATTTGAATTAACAGATTTTTTAGGCAAGAAGATTGAGAGTAAATCTGTTATGGACTTGACAGCTTGGATAAACAGTCAAGGCAAGGCACAGTATTCGCAGATTGGCGAGGTTATACAAGAAGTTTACAATCGTGAAAAAGATAGTGGAGAACTTGTCGGCAGGCTTACAAATGCTGTATCGGTGTATGTTCTTAATCAGTCTATGGGATATATGGATTATTTGAGAAAGGAAAGTGAGTAATAACAGACAATACAAAGCAGGAAATACAAATAGTCCTTGACCTACTCAAAGGCAGTCTTACAAGAAATGGTGTAAGTATGGCAACGGACAGAGAGGGTAACTTGATGTTCTTTGATACATCTGTCTATGTCAGAAGCAAAGGCAAGGAATTTGACGGATTCAGAGTTAATATTAACGATTTAGTGAAGTGACAATGTGACAGAACTTGAAGAGGTAATTATGACAGGCAATTTTATTAAAATTGACAGAAAGATTTTAAAGTGGGAATGGTGGAGCGATATTAATACATTCAGACTTTTTATGTATATGTTGATAAACGCCTATTGGAAAGACGGAAATTATAAAGGCAAGATAATTGAAAGAGGGTCTTTCCCCTCTTCAATATCTGAATTATCAAAAGAAACTAATTTGTCTGTAATGGAAATTCGTACTTCGCTAAAACACTTGCAATTAACAGGCGAAATAACAAGCAAAGCAACAAACAAATTCACGATATTTACTGTGGTTAACTACAATTTGTATCAAACGGATAACAAGCAAGATAACAAACAAATAACAAGCAACTTAACAAACAATCAACAAACAGATAACATTCTATTAACAAACTCTATATTAAAAGAAAGTAAGAATGAAAGAACGGAAGAAATTAAAAAAGACAAGAATATAGAAAAAGATATTGATAAATCAATATCCAAAAAGAAAAGCTATTATCCCGATGATGAATTGCTTAATGAAGCATTTAATGAATATGTGACAATGCGTAAGAGGATTAAGAAGCCTATATGCACCGACAAGGCATTACATAGGGCTATGAATACTCTTGAAAAGTTATCAGGCGGAGATAATGACTTAGCTGTTAAAATTCTTAATCAATCAGTAGACCATTGCTGGCAAGGACTGTTTGAATTGAAAGAAGATAATTCTAATAAACAACAAGGCAAGAAAAATGTATTTGATGAATGGATGGAGGCAATGAA